TTTCCGAGACGATACAATATATCATGCATTGTTTAACCCTATGATGGGCATTCTTGCTTCAGAGCCGGAACAGACTAAAAAAGTATTTGGCAGATACTTTACCCATTATGCCAGTGATATAAGAGGAGAAGCGCCCACAATGCATGAAAATGCTATAAATGTTCAACACGATGATACAATTGAATTTCGGCTAAACGTATTCAAAAATGCTGAACAGTGGCGGCGATTAGTCATGATGGAAAAGCGAATAATTTTACGAATAATTGACTTTATAAAGGCAGTCCGAGCCGGGAACAATGCCGAGACTGAAGCAAAGCTCGCTGGAATGGATATAGCGATGATAACAAACCTTGAATTGACGAAAAAAAATGACGATTGACAAATACAACTAAACCGGGGACACGTTCCCCGGTTTTTTTGTGTCTTTAACACTTTAACGATTTAACACTTTAGCGTGATAAAGTACCCAGCGATTTCATACTTTAATGTGTTAATACTTTAGCGTGTTGAAGACCTTGTATGCAATAGTTTTGAAAAACTTTGCATATTGTGGTATTGTGCAACTATCGGCTAACCATTGTGCAACTTGACGAATTTAGCGATTTAACGCGCTAAAGTCGTGTGTGCGTGGGTGTGTGTGGGCGTGTGCATGCGCGAAGGTTATTTTAGTTTTATAAAACTATTATATAGTTTTATAAAACTAAAATAATTATAAAAATGCGGGGGCGTGTGTGCGTAAAAATAAAAATGCCCAAGCAAATTATAGTTTTTTCGATTTTCCCCGTGGGGCGTATAGTTTTACAAAACTATGGTAATTCTCTACGCATAAATTAGTTTTACAATACTATAAACATGATGTTATATATATAAATATTTATATAAAAATAAAGCGCCCTTTTCAGGCGCTTTATAATCGCTTGTATTCGGTTTTTATATTGACCTATATATTTATATAGACGCTTATTTAATCTCCGAGTAGAAGCCCTCTTGACTCGTCATACACAAAAAGACGCTTTGATGTATTTATAAGTGTTCGATTTTTATTATAATCGTGAATGATTTTGACGGGGCGGCATCCGTTGTTGTGCAAATAGGCACAAGCCGTATTATAGCTACAATCAGATGCTATAATTTCAAGATGGGTTGCATTATCTTTGACGGACACATTAAAAATTTTCATGGGGGTATCTCCTTTTGTTTTGTTTTTTTGATAAGACAATTATATCATATATATATTGACTTGTCAACAAAAATTTTTTATTTTTTATCTTATTTTTTTGAAAAACAAAGCAAAAAATCAAAATTAAAAAATGAGCTGAAAAATCAAAATCTAAAGTTAAGTTTTATAAAACTATGGATTGATGTAAATTTTTAGTTTTTCAAAAATTAAAAAATGCTTTCAAAAAATCAAAAAATAAATGTTGACAAAGTGAAAAAGTTATGTTATAGTATAATCAAATCAAGAAGGGAGGCCGCTATATGTTCGGCTATAATATCGAAACTGTTTCAATCAAAAATCACAATTTTTATTTTCTCATCATTCAAGACAAAATGTTGTCAAGTGTAAAATGCTATAGCAACCTTATGGACGCAAACACAGAAGCCGAAGAATATATCCGATATAATCCCCTTGAAAAAAATTCTAATCTTGTTGTTCCTTTTAATATTATCAATGCTTATTTAGAAGCCGCCTATTATAATGGAGGGCATCTATTTAGCAAACTTGACAATCATCAAATGTATATAACATGTAAATAAAGGGTGCAAGCCCTTTATTTATTTTATATATTCTTTAGTTTTTCAAAACTAAAAAAGATGTAAAGATGTGTTTTAAGTTTTTCAAAACTATTTAATCCCGCTCAAGGTTTAGTTTTTCAAAAGTAAGCGGCACAATTCAAAAAATTTTTTCTAAAAATTTTTAAAAAAGTATTGACAATATAAAATCAATGTGCTATATTATAATCACAAACAAAACAAAGCCTTTAAGGAGGGCGACAAAATGAAGATTTATAAAGAAGTAGATGCAAGCGATTTTGAGTTCTGGAGTGGCGCAAAAGATACGGTAAAATATCTGACTTATGATGAGATAGACACAATTTTTGATATGTTGGATGATACCGGGGAAGGAATGGACGAAACCGAAGTAAATGATTTTTTCTGGTTTGAAGATGACACAATAGCCGACTGGCTAGGCTGGCCCGATTTTGAAACGCTGATGGAGGCCCGAAGCGGAGATTTTGACGAGTGGCCCGAAGATTTTGACGAGTGGGAGCGGATAAAGGAAGAGAAAGAAATTGATGAATATATGGAGGATGAAGACGAGTAAAAGAAAAAGAAAAAAGGCGGGAAACCGCCTTTTTTCTTTTCTGAAGTAAAATAGTTTTTCAAAAGTATATTTATATTTTAGTTTATTGTTTTGCAAAACTATTATTTGATGATGTAAAAGATGTGAATAGTTTTTTAAAAGTATATACTAACAATAAAAAATAGTTTTGCAAAATATCAAAAAAAATAAATAAAAAATTTTTCAAAAACCTATTGACAATCAATTATTACTATGCTATAATGTAATCAATCTAAAGGGCAACGCCCTAAAAACGGGAGGTTAAAAAATGATAGTTTGCAACATGACTAGCACCAGAACAGGAAGAGCCGTAGCGAATCAGTACATAATCAGAGACGGCGCAAAAATTATTTTCAAGAGCTACAACAGCACCATTGCAACGATTGACAGACATAATTATCACAATCGGAGAAGATTATAACTACAGCGTAACAACTGCCAAATATCGAAACGCCTTTTTTGATGAGTTTGTCCCAGCGTTAAATACGCTTGACAATCTCAACAAAGCGATTGCAAGCGGCAAATGTTTTGACTATACCGTAAAAATGGAGGGCTGAAGATATGCGGAAGATGTGGAAAAATATTAAATATTATGTATATGCAATAATATTCTTTGTGTTATTTTACGGCGGAGCCGCATTGATGAATAAACTTGCTGAGGCTTTAGGCCACTAAAGAAAAGGGGATTTTCCCCTTTTCTTTTTTTTGCGAATGTGGAATAGTTTTGCAAAACTATTTTTTTGAATAATTTTTCAAAAGTAATGAATAGTTTTTCAAAACTTTTTGCCCCATTTGAGGGGGATAGTTTTGCAAAACTAAAGTGGGGTTTTGGCGTGTATATAGTTATGTGAAGCGCCGATTTGCCCAGCCGGGATTTGTCAACAAGTTAATCTGGCAATAATTGGCTTGGTCAAATTGATTAAATTTATACTATTACTTTGTATATATTGCCTATTGACATTTTATATATATACTATTACAATATAACCATACTCAATACAATAAATGTACAGGAGGTTTTACAATGTACAGAAAGGATGTTGAGGCGCTTGTACGCAACGCAGGGGACAAAGAACAGAACGTGCGCTTTAGTGAGTACATAGGCCGTTGGTCAGCCTTTGAGGGCTTGGAGCTTGACGGGGCGACATACTATATATACGAGTCAAACAGATACGGCGATGAAACTTGTTACCTTGTAGTTAAGTATATAGATAATATGCCCATAGATATATACGAGACATATGATGGTCTGATACAGTGCCTTATAGACGAGGACATTATATCTGTAGTCGATTGAGAAGCCGCAGGAGCGATTATACATAGATAGGTATATATCTACCATTTGGAAAATCGAAATCGAAATACGAGCTATAAAATCGAAATTAGAATTTGAGTTTGAAACTATATAAATAAAATCAAAAATCGAAATCGAGGTTTAATATGGATAGTTATCATTATAGAAGCGGGAGAAATTATAGAGAAGAAATTATCCGTTCTCTTGGTGGATATGGCAAAACCATTCACGAAGAAGTTATAGACAGAGGACATAAAGGCGGGGCCGAAATCCATTGTATCACAGACAACGCAATAATTGTAATTTATAATTTGAAGACACAAAAACTAATTACAACGCTTATTGCAAGGCCGAAGCAATTAAAATCCTATAATTGGAAAGTACCGCAAAAGCTATTAGATATAGCACACAAAAGAAAAATTGAAGGGCTGAATGAGTTTTAATTTTCTAAAAATTTAAAAATAATACTTGACAAATACTAAAGCATATGATATAATATAATCAATTCAAAAAGGAGGTACACAAAAATGACAGTGTACGATTTTATTGACCTTTGCATTGAGCCGGGATTTTTGAAATTGATAATCTATGACGGAGCCGCAGAGGAAAATGTATATGAGGGTTATGCTGACGAGATGCCCGAAAAGTACGATGATTTGACGGTGGAGAGCTTTGACTTTCCAACAGAGGGAAGTATTACGTTGAACATTTGGACGGACGGTTGCTAAAGTAAAGGGGATATTCCCCTTTACTTTTTTTATATCCATTAAAGTTTTTCAAAAATAAATTTCAAAAACATAAAAAATAGTTTTTCAAAAATTAAAAAAATAATACTTGACAAAACAATTTCTTTGTGGTATAATTCAGACAAATGAAAAGGGAGGTGGCTATATGTATTATGCCGCTTATGGAAGCAATCTAAATTTTGAGCAAATGGCTGTTAGGTGCCCACATTCTAAATTTGTTTGTACTGGATATGCTAAAGGGTGGAAACTATATTTTAATCGTCACGCCGATATATTTTACACTGGCGACAAAAACGAAAAAGCCCTTATAGGTATATGGGATATAGCAAATGAAGATTGGGCGATGTTGGATAGATATGAAGGTTATCCAAAGTATTATATTAAAAGTGATATAGATGTTATGACGGATAACGGAAAAATAAATTGTGTAGTTTATCTCATGGCGGGAAATATTGATTATGAATTTCCAGATATGTATTATTTGGAAATCATTTCTAAAGGTTATGAGCATACAAGCTTGGACAAAAAATATCTATATGATGCACTAATTTATACGGCAGATATGGGGGCGATAGTATAAGAAAAATTAGAATAAAAGATTATGTATGCGGCGGTTGTTTTGAGCGCCCTAAAAATTGTACATGCGGTGTTATTCCTTGGACACTAATAATGATAGATGAAAAGTTGCAATACGCAATTAGAAATCTAAATAAAAAAGGGCATATTACACAGGCTTGTTGTGAGGGACATTTTGACAAAGGTAAAACACAATATATGTATATCTCTTTCAGAGATAGACATGAGCCGCCGATGGGATGGAAGAGCGATAGACAAAACATTTACTATAAGTTAGACGCAAAAACAAAAGAAGGATTTATAGAGCAACAGAACGCAGGAATAAAGTTGCTAAACACATGGGTTGAGAATTTGGAAGATTTTAGAAGATAAAAGCAAGGGTTTTCCTTGCTTTTATTTTTTATATAGGGAGAAGTTTTATAAAACTATTTTTAATATAAGTGTGTTAAATAGTTTTTCAAAACAAGAGTATTATCAAAATCAACAAAACAAAGATAAATTTTTGTATATTTTGACTATTGACTATTGCGTGTATATATGATAAAATACAGACACTAAAACAAATGGAGGATAAAGCATTGAATAATTTATCTGATATTATGAAAATTGAAAAAACAATTGGTCAAATGCTTGAAGAAATAAAAGAAAATATTTTAAATGATATAAATAACGCTAAAATTGATAATACAATTTCTATTAGCAATAATATTAGTATTGTTAAATTTAGCAATTTAAAAGACAATATATGGAGTCCAGAATATTATATTGGCAATGCACAAATGAAATATATTGCTAAAAAGTTTGCGAATATTGTTAGCACAAAGCAAATGATAGACACTATAAATGAAATTATAACAACAAAAAGTATTCTTATCAATAAAAACAAATATCCTATAAATCCAAAAATTATTGATATTCTTATAAAATATAAAGGAGAAAATTAAAATGAGAACGATAACTAAAAACATTTACACCTTTGATGAGCTTTCAGACGAAGCAAAGGAAAGAGCGATTGAAAATTATCGTGCGCTTGGTGTTCCTTTTGCATGGCAGGATGAGGCAATAGCAAGTATCAAGGCTATAGCCGATGTTTTGAATTGTAGTTATAGCTGGTATAGTTATGATGGCGTTGATTATACTGTATATCTTGAGCCTGAAGATAATTGGCGTTATGATGATACTGATATAACAGAGCTTGAAGGACGCAGGGCTTGGGCTTATATTGAAAACAATTTTATAAGCAGAGCAGAGCGCCCTAAAACCTATTATCTAAATCATGTAATCTATTGTGACGGGCGAAAGAATTGGAGTAGAAAAAGCAAAATCAATTACACAATAAACGATTGTCCTTTTACTGGCTATTGCATGGATTGTTGTTTTAGTGAGGCGTGGAGAGATTGGAAAAAGACCTTTAATAAATATAGTACCGTGGGCAGTTTTATTGAGTTTGTAGCCGAAAATCTTGGAGCTGATTGGACAGCAGATAACGAGTATCAGAATAGCGATGAGGGAATAATAGAAATCTTTGAATGTAATAATTATGAGTTTACGGAGGATGGGGATATATACTAATAATAAAGGGGAGAAATCCCCTTTATTATTTTATCTTTGAATTTAGTTTTGTAAAACTATATAGGATATATTAGGTTTAGTTTTTCAAAATTATGTTGTAAGAGAAATAAAAATTTTTCAAAAAACTAAAATTTACTATTGACAAATTTTAGATTTTATGATATAATCAAATCACAATAAAAAAGCAAATTAAATTTTGCAAAGGAGATAAAAATGGATTGGAGTTATTTTGATAAGTTTGAAACAATTAACAAGAAGTATTTGCCCGATAGGGGAGAAGGAGAAACAAAAGCAACACAGATTGTCACAGCGATTAACAAGTTGGTTTACAAATGGTATAATGACGGCGATGTATTTGATAATACACATTGTATGAGTGGATGGCTAAATGATTTAAGTAGCTATGCAAATTGGCTTGCAAAACATGTTGAGGGCGCTAATAATATATTGGCTACAATTGCTAATTGTTATATTGACGAAGATTATGAGCAATTGCTTGTTGATTTGGCTGATAGTTTTATGAACGAAACTTTCCTTGAAAAATTCAACAATGTTCCAAAAATCGGTACTATTTACAATTGTGATGGAGATTATCAGTTTGTTGAAGAGTGGGATGAAGAGGACGAGGACGATGACGAAGATTATTAAAAAATTTTCAAAAAACTAATTTTTGATATTGACAAATTTTCAAAAATGTGCTATAATACAAACAATGAATGAAGGGAGATACATTCAATGAACAAATATGAATACATAACTGAAGAGTTTGTCAACAATACTAAATATAAATCTTTGCGTGACGCTTATGATAGAGACTATTATTCCATTGTGAAGTATTCTATATCTGATAGCGTATATAGTTTACGAGTAGAAACAAGACAATGCCCGAATAGTATATATACAAGAATATTGAATGAGTTATCAAGGCTTTATCCGTCAGCTATAATATTTCTTGATTGAGGGGAGTATAACATGAAATCTGTTTATAAGCACCATACTAAAAAGATACTCAAGAACGGCCCTTATACAATTTGGAAAAATACGGACGCTTGGGGCAATTTTGACTATGTGTTGACATACAACAATAATTTTCAAGAGCGAAGCTGGGACTTTAATGCACTAAAGGCTGTTGCTTTTGATGAGGATAGGGATTCAAATTAAAATCAATGGCAATAATGCACAAAACAATAATAAAACTTTGTGCATTATAACGATTGACTTTATAAGAGAAACATGATATAATTCAAGCATAAACAATAAAGGAGTTAAACACATGAATAAACGATTTATACCTTTAAAACGATTTGCTTTAGACGGTAAAATGTGGTGGTGTGTATGGGATAACATGAGACATGATTGGAGTACATATACTTGTCATTGTGGCATGTATAAAACGAAAAAAGCGGCATGGGCAGATATTCAATATTACAATGTAGTATGGGGGTTAGATAAATGAATAAGTATCAGATAAACAAAGAAAACGCAAGAAACAAGGCAATAGAATGGCAATGTGATTTTGAAAATCATAACTATTCATGGGGAGAGCTTGTATATTGGCAGGACTATTTCACGGCGCTTGGAAAGAGATATGGCCTTTTGGAAAAGTTTAGAAACGAGGGGATTATATAAAAATGTATTTACATATTGAATACAATGACGGCAGTAATCCTTTTGTACTTTACATCGATAGTATAAGTAAGATAAAAAAAGAATTGGAATTTCAGCTTTCACCGTGGCACAATCTTTTTACAATCAAGAGCTTTAATATCAATGGCAATATACGCTATATCAATATTACGGAAGAGAGGATTAAATAATGAACGAGAAGCAGAGAGAGGCGATACTTGAATATCTCAACGATTGTAAGGACGAAGAGATTTTGTCTATTGTTAGAGATATAAGTAGTTATAATGGCGATTGTGAACATCTTGAATGGTTTGATATGGAGTACGAGTTTGATGAGCTTTGCGATGGTATGAAACCTTGGGATATAGCAAGAGCTTGTTATTATGGCGATTTTAATCCAACACATGATTATTGGCATTATAACGCTTATGGTAATTTTGAAAGTACGGATTGGTTGGATTATGACGAGAGCGATAAAGAGGATATTATAAATGCTATGGAGCGCATACCCTATTCTTATTTGCCAGACGATATTCAGAATATTCTTGATGAAAATGAAGAGAATGACGAAGAAAGTGAGGACGAGGACTAATGCGTTTTATGTGGGAAGTGTATGATAGAAACACAAATAAAACAAATTATGAATGGTTGACTTTTGCACAGGTAGAGCAGATGAGAAAACAGGGATATATAATCTTTATGGCGGCTATGGAGGGAGGGTGCTAATGCTTTATAAAGATATAGATATAATGCTGTCAGACGAGTTTTATAATGAGCTTGTGAATGTTAAAAAACTATATGATAATCGTATGGTATCAGCCGATAATAACGATATATACAAGAGGGCAAGAAAAGAGCTAAAAGCGAAGTTTGATTATAAGAAAACATACATGATATAAAATAGGGCGTAAGCCCTATTTTATTTTTGTGGACGATTGTATGAGCTTGTAAGGGCGTTTTGGTTATAGAGTAATATAGATATATAGGTTAAGAATAAAGGCCAACAGAGGCGATTATAATTAGTTGCTATATGCAACTATTTTTTTATTCTATGGGCTTTAGTTTTTCAAAACTATGTTATGTAGTTTTGTAAAACATAAGAATAAAAAATTTTAGAAAAAGTGAAAAAAGGTATTGACAAAATTATTAAAGTGTGGTATAATTCAATTATCAAATAAAGAAAGGAAACTTCCTTATGAAAAATCTCAACAATCTTTTTAATCAGTGTATCAAAGAGGTTAAGGCGATAGGTATTGAGCCGGGTAACATTGTTTCCGTAACGGTCAATACAAGAGCTAAAACCCGTTGGGGACAGACAAGAAAGAGAGGCAATAGTTATAGTATCAATATCAGCGACAGAATACTTCAGGATGGACAAGACGATTTGATAGCGAAAGATACTATAATACATGAGATTTTACACACTTGCCCCGATTGTATGAATCACGGCCCTAATTGGAAAGCCCTTGCAAATAAAGTTAATAGGGCTTATCCACAGTATCACATCAGCAGAACAACAAGTACAGAAGAAAAAGGGATAGAGGCAAGGAAACCCGCTGATTATCGTTACAATGTCATTTGTAAAGAGTGTGGTCATACTTGGAATTATGACAGGGCTGGAAAGGTTGTCCAAAATCCGGGGCGTTTTCACTGTTTTTGCGGGGGTAGATTGACTGTTAAGTGTAACGACAATAGATTTGTGGTGTGGTCAGTCAATGTATGAGATTAAAGAATTAAAGGGCGAAAGCCCTTTAATTCTTTTTTAGTCAATTTTAGTTTTACAAAACTATAGCAAAACAATAATAATAGTTTTGTAAAACTTTATAATGCGCTTTAATAATAGTTTTATAAAATTAAGCCAAATAAAAAAACACTTGACAAATAACAAAAAGTGTGGTATAATAGCATTACAATAAACAAAGGGGGAACACCTTATGTACTACAAAGACAGCATAATCAAAGCCGAGCAGGAAGCCAAGAGAATGAGCCTTGAGCATCCTAATACAATTTATTATGTGATGGACAAAAAGCGACAGAGAGCTTGTTGTCATGCGTCAGAATGGGTTGTAAGAGAAAAGATACTTGAGGGTTGGTATGGAGTTTGCCGTTATGTGAACGGGGAAAGGAAGTTTTAATATGAGATGTGTAACATATTGTGCTGAATGTGGCGGTACTCATATAGATTATATGGGCAATGATAAATGGTTTTGTATAGATTGTAATAAAGAGGTTGAGACAAGGGATAAGTATGTTTATACGCCCTTTGAACGCACAAGAAACGCCGTGTATGCAACGGGCAATAGATGGGCGATAGAAAATTTTAATGCTACACACTATTGAAATAAATAAAAATAAAAGCCGGAGTTTTCCGGCTTTTATTATTTTATATCAAAAATAGTTTTGCAAAACTAAAAAATAAACGATGGTAGTTTTATAAAACTATTGTTCGTCAAATTGCACAACATTTTCAAAAATTATGGTGGTTGTGCAACATGACGAAAATAGAATGAAAATTGATTGAATTTTTATAAATTTTTGTGCAATTTGACGAAATGCCAGATAGTTGTGTTGGTCAACTGATTTTGGTTGATTGATACAACTAATTTTTGCGCCTTTGGTTTTGCCTTACGCATTATGAGGGTTTGCGATTTTGCCGCTGTAAAAATGCTTGGGTTAATTAGTTGAGTAATTATCTTCGGGTTGGTTGAATTTAATTTATACAATTACTGTATAGTATCTATATACTATTGCTATATATTATTTTTATACGATAACTATATCTATATAATACTATAACGACACAGTGTTATACTTATCATACTATATCCATCTATCAAGAGGTGCGCCCACCTATATATTACAACAATACCATAGTTAGCCTTATATATCTATTTAATAAATAAAGAGATATTGTTTTATTTTTATCTATACATCAACATAGGTATAGGTTGTTGGCAAGAAATAAAAAAATAAAAAATAAAGTAATATCTCTTTTATTTATTTGTGAAACAAAAGAAATCAAGATATGTATATATTATTTTCAAAAAACTCTTGACAAATCTACAAGCCTGTGGTATAATGCAAACAATCAAAGAGAACGAGGCAAAAAATCAAAATTAAAATTTGAGTTGAAAAAACGAAATCAAAAATCGAAATCGAAATTTGGGGTTGACAAATAGATTTATTTGTGATATAATCCAAATCGAAAAAACGAAAAGGAAAAACGAAATGAAAATTCTAAAAATATTATCAATATTGCAAGCCATAATTTGTTTTATCGGTGTGATATTTACCATAGGAGTTAGTATCTATTTTCTTAAATGGCGTTGGTTATATCTTTCAATCTTATGGTCTGCAATAGGTATGGGTTATTTGGTTGTGTATATGTTACTGCCGGAGGAAAATGATGATAGGTAAGCCGAAATTTAATTATGACGATAGAGTCGGATTTAAGATTTTAGAAAATGGCGAAGAAAAAATCAAAATCGGAACTATAGGTATTATTGATAAGTTTGGAACTTTCTTTGACGATAGTGATGTATCATATGATATATTGGTTGAAGAAAATGGAGAGCGTTGTTTGTATAAACACATTAGAGAAGATGGTGTGTGGTTGATTGAAGAAAATTGAAAAAAGTTCTTGACAAATAAAGAAAGTTATGATATAATACATACATAAGTTGATACGCTACTGTGGTGGAATTGGCAGACACCTCAGACTTAAAATCTGATATTCTTTTAGAGTGTGCGGGTTCAAGTCCCGCCAGTAGCACCACGGGTTTGTTTTAACATTTCTTTACCGCCATACCCCAAGGTAGGTACACAATGAAATGTAAAGATGCCATCTACAAGCTGTCAATTGTAGTGAGGGTGTGACAGCACCCAAAAGGTGAGCAACTACCTTAAATGAGAGCGCCGGACACCTCGCCCGTTGAAGAGGAAAAGATTATTAGCTCTAAAGCAGAGACTAATCGCCAGAACATAAGGGCATATGGAATGGTAAAAAATGCTTTCAAGTCGTCTTAACTTGATTATACTCTGCGAAGGTAGGTGTGGAGTAAAGAAAGACAACCTACCTATTTTATGCTCCCATAGTGAAGCGGTTAACACGCCACCCTTTCAAGGTGGAAGCACGAGTTCAAATCTCGTTGGGAGTACCAAACAGTTTACCCCACGCCGCAAGCGAAACTTTCTGTATAAAAAAGTGGTGTCTGCTTATGCTTCCATAGTTTAATGGTAAAACGATTGCCTTGTAAGCATTAGTTGATAGTTCAATTCTGTCTGGAAGCTCCATAAAATTTTTAATTTACAAAGGAGAAAAAACAATGGCAAGACCTAAAACTATAAACTCTCAGCGTGAGAAAGTCCTTAATCATTTAATGAACAATAGTTTAACCAGTATGCAAGCCTTTGAAGATTATGGCATTACAAGATTGTCTGCCATTATTTTCAACCTTAGAGATGAAGGATATAACATCAACACAACTATGTACCACGGCACCAATAGATTTGGAAATTCTTGTGTGTACGCAGAATATACACTAATAAAGTAAGGAGGACAATATGGCAAGATATAGATTTTATGGGACAGGAAACAAGATAATTTGTATTTCTACTTTCGCCAAGAAGGATGTAAAAGGCGTAGCCAAGTGTAGCCCAAATGATGATTTTGATTTTGAGGTGGGGCGCAAGTTAGCTAAGCTTAGGTGTGATAAGAAGGTAGCCAAGAAGCGTCTTGCAAAGGCTAAGGATAGGCTTGCAATGGAGAAAATACTTTTTGATATGGCAAAAAAGTATTACGCTGACGCTCAGATTTATTTTGATAAGGCTACACATGATTATGTTGAAGCCTGTCAGCTCCTTGAGGATGAAGAGAATTTTCTGAAAGCCAATTAAAAAACACTTGACAAAGTTCTATATTTGTGATATAATATAGACAATGAATGATGATTTCTGCGTAAGCAGTTTTCATACCAATGTAATTAGGAAAGCTACCGAGACAGATAGACTGGAACTACACTATATGTAGATAACAAAACCTATCCAAAACCGAGAGGGATATATGTGGAAAGCTGGCATCCCCGGTACTAATTACATACCAATTCTGCGTGGACACTGGCTACGGTAGTCACCACAATGAAGCGCAGTTCGATTCTGCAAACTTGATAGTTCGACTCTTAACAGTGCTGGTACAAAAGAGTGTGGTATAGGTAAGTCGCATGGGTTTTAGGAAGTCCTGAACGAAGCCCCTCAAGCCTCGATGTTGTAATTGCGGAACGAGCCAGCGTCCCAAAAGCGAGGATTTCATCAATGGCCGTGGGAACTACGATAGTGCCAAATATACCGCTGTTGTGTAATGGTAGCACAGGGGTCTTTGAAGCCCTTAGAGATTGTTCAAATCAATCCAGCGGTGCCAAGCCTCCTTAGTTTATCTTTCTTTACGGGCTAAATTGTAATCGAAAGATTGACCTAACAAGTCATTAAACTGCATAGGACTCAACGCACCTCTGTCTAATCCTATAAGTGGCACAGTTGAGACATTTGAAAACTAATAAATCCAGTTTATAGTGTGTAATTGTTTAGTTAGTCGCAAATGAAAGCGCACAAATTTTGGTTATTGGATAGAGAAAAAATAAAAAAATAGTTTGACTAACGGAAAATTATTTTTTCTCGAAACATTTTTGTCTATTTCATAAAAAATAGAACTCAATGACTGAAGAGTTGGGTAACGGAACGCCTTAGCCTGAGAGGTTGATGGACGCACAACCTAAAGGAAACCGAGAAGTCACATGGGCGAATATCCGAATTGGCATAGGAGGCAAGCTCAAACCTTGTTGCGATAGCATTGAGGGTTCAAATCCCTCTTCGCCCACCATATAACCCCAATGGCTGAAGGGGCTAAGGGCAACGGACAGCCTTCAAACCGAGAAGCCAAAACAATATACAGGAGGTAGGAATATGTATATTTGGTCTGAGAAAACCAAGAAGCGTTATGAGACAGTAGAGGAATGTCTTGACGCTGAAAAGGCTTACGATGAAGCTCTTGAGATAGAGAAAGAGCGTAAGTCAAAACTTGCAGATGAAAGAAAGGCTCGTGCCAAGGAGATTGAGGAAGCGTCTAAGCACTTGAATGAACTTATAGATAAGTTTATTAGTGACTACGGTTCTTATCATCTTAGTCTTGGGTCTGACACTTTCCCTCATCTGTTGAAGTGGTTTTGGTAAACCTAAAGGAGAACTATGGTAAAGTCAATTCCAAAATCTGAAGATGGTCATGGGGTTTTGGTCATTAGAGACAAACACAATTACATGATAACCCTTAACACAAACGCCATGAGATTTACATTGTGGCAAATTAAGCCGGGAAAGCCTGAAGAATACGATAAGATAGGAACTGCTGACACACCTTTTAAGTTGTATAAAAAGATTGACCAATTGGAGGGCGTATAATGCTATTGTGGTTGTTTATTATTTTGGATTTCTCTTTGTCATTGTTTGAATTGGGCGTGGGTTTGGGGCGATTACTGATGTACGGAATAGATGGTTTGTTTAATTTTTTAGCGGCTGGAGTTTTGTTTGGGTTAGGTCTAATCGCCTTAAAGCTCGATGAATAAGGATATAGATTTTTTCTATATCCTTATTTTTCTACTTGACAAATAAGTAATTGTGTGGTATAATACAGACAATCAAACAAAGGAGGGCTATGAAATGAATAGCTATTATGTCGATTATCTCAAGGGCGCTCGTAAGAGTGAGAACACTATTAAGTCTTACACTAATCATGTTAAACTTATGCTTAACGCTATTGGCAAGCCTGAGACTGAGATTACTTTCTTTGATATGGTGCGTTGGCAGAGTAGTCTTGAAAATAAGTCCACCTCTACTGTGCATACTAAGGTTGTCGCCGCACAAGATTATTTTGATTTCCTTGTTAATGCTCATGTAATTTCTGAGAACCCTGCTAAGGGGCTTGTTACTGCCAAGGTGGTAAACAAGAAGAAGCCTGACCCGGAAGATGGTATGGTAAGACAGCTTATTAACTGCGCTCGTGGTAAGAGAGATAAGGCTATGATGATTGTGTTTGCTACTACTGGTATGCGTTTTGATGAAGCCACTTCTGTTACGATTGAACAGTACAATCAGCGTAGATTTACCATAATTGGCAAAGGAAATAAGGCTCGTGAGATTTATATAAATGATGAGGCAAAGGCCGCTTGTGATGAGTATCTTGCTACCAGAACTGATAACTCTAATCTTCTCTTTGTGTCTGGCAGAGGCAATCACATAAGTAACAGCAATTGGTGTCAGGGTATTAAGTCTTGCGCTCGTAGAGCGGGATTTGAGTGTTGGAAAGAGATTACTCCCCATTGGCTTAGACATGCCTTTGCTACTGCCGCTTCACAGCAGGGAATACCCGTGGCTGACATTGGTTTTGCTCTTGGGCATAGTGACTACGCCAAAGTGACAAGCACTTATATTCACACCCCTCAGACTAAGGTTGTAGATATAATGAGAGATATAAAGATTTAAGGAGAAATATGAGAACTAAACTAATTATAGAAGCATTAGAAGATAAATATAAAGACTATGGGGGAAGCGAAGAGATACAGGCTGACACTATATTTTGGCTTTGGCAACACCTATCTCCCCAAGATGTGGAAGAAGACATAGACGGCGAAATAGAAAATTTGAAAAGTTGGTTAAAAGACCACGATAGATGTTTGAAATGTGGGGGTAAGTTGTTTGCTACTTATCGAAAAGATATGACAGTTAATCCCCCTATGAGGAAATTGTTTAAGTTTTGCTTAAAGTGTGAGGGATAAAATGGACGAGAATAATACTTTACAAGAAATACTTAAGAATGAAATCTATAAAGATTTTAATAAGCAATATGTTCAAGGAATGATTGTGGGTTGGCGTTTGTGCGCCCAAGTGTTATACAAAAGAGCTTTGAAATTTTCGTCTGCTAAAGCGATAAAGAATATGATTAAAATAGAAACTCAAAAGGAATATAAGGAGAATAGTGATTAACAAGACCACTATTTTCATAATATATTTTATTTTATAAGGAGAAAAAATGAGTACAGTATTAAATCGAAGTGAACAAAGCTTTGGAGCCATAGGTCTTGTTAATGAGCTTAATCTTGTGCGTGAGGATTGCGAGATTAAGGTGAGAGACAAGGATGGTAACGACAACGGCACTAAGCAAGGTGAGAGAATTAAAGGTAAGATTGCTCTTAGAATGGGCAATGCCATAAAGACCTTTGATGTCTTTGTGCCGAGCCTTAATAACAGGGGCGCAGAGAGCGGTCTTTGGAAGAACGCTGAGGCTATGCTTGACCTTAATCCTGAGATTGGTGGCGATAAGAGCGAAGACGCTTCTCTTGTTGTTATCAATGGGCGTGTCGCACAAAATGATTTTATTAGTAACAAGGGAGAGCTTGTATCTGGTTTGAGATGGAATGTTTCTCGTGTTAGTACAAGGGTGAATGATGATGACGCTCATGCTTGTACTTTGAGCGGCAACTTCTTTATTCGCAGTATCAAGCCCGAAGTGGTAAACGAGGAAGAGACTGGCAGATTGAATGTCGTTCTTGTTGGTGTAGATTATGGCGCTTCTCCCATTATTGTTAATACCATAGTCAAGGAAGATATTGCTGACGATTTCATTGATGCTTATGAGGTTGGTCAAACGGCTAAGTTCTACATTGAGAGTGAGAGTGAACATGTTGGTCAAAAGACCAATGATACCAAAGTGAAGTTTGGTAATAAGGGCACTGTCTCTACTACATCTAATGGCTATGATAGAGAGACACTTGTTATTGTTGGTGGTGAAGAAGCCCTTGATGAGCCGGAGGATGAGGATGAGGACGGCAATCTCATTGACAATGGTTGGATTGACCCCAAGGCCATGAAGACTGCGCTCAAGGAGCGTGAGAATAAGTTGGAGGAAATGCGTAATGAGGGCAAGAAGTCCACTACTTCTGCGGATAAGAAGTCTGGTTTGAGAAATGAGAAGAGCAAGTCTAAGACTAAGCCCAAGTCCTTGCCTAAGCACCCTGCCGAGGACGATGATGATACGCCGTTTGACCTTGACGAAGACGATGAGTTTTAATAGGTGGTAATATATGGCAAAAATAGATTTACGAAACCTTAAGAGCGAGGGGATGGTAACATCCCTTCGTGGGCAAAAGATATTTCTCTATGGTGGCAACGACCTTGGCAAGACCTATCAGGCTTGCCATCTTCCCAAGCCCTTGCTTCTTATGACTGAGGCTGGCGGCAACGCCGTTAATTGCGCCAAGGTTCCTGTGACTAAGTGGGCTGTCTTTAAGGATTTAGTCAATCAGCTTACCTCCGAAAAGACAGACAAGGATGACAAGAACAATCGTATGGAGTGGGAAACCATGCAAGACCTTTATCAGACGATTGTTATAGATACTGTTGATAATCTTATAGAGCAAGCTGAAAAGGCGACTTGCCAAGAGTTTGGTGTGCGTGACCTTAGTGAGATAGAGGACACTCGTAAGAACGGATATTCTATCTATCGCAGAGATTTTAAGGCGCAGATAGACAAGCTCTGTATGTATGGCTACACAGTTGTCTTTATTGGGCACGAAGAGTATGCCGACCACGACATTGTTGAGAATAACAAGCGTGTCAAGATTAAGTACATGCAACCCAAGGGTAGTGAGAATGTTAAGGCTTCAAGCCGTTTTGTGCGTGACCTTTGCGATTTTTGTATAGCCCTTGTTCCTAATGGCGTTGATGAGGACGGCAATACCATTCTTTCTACTGCTATTTGTAAGGAAACTAAGGAAGTGTTTGCTCGTAGTAGATATATGATACAGTCTAAGATTGAGCAATTCACCGCCAAGACCTTAGAGGACGCTATTCTTAACGCTATCAAGACTTCTGCCGCCAATGAGGGGGCTGAGACTACTGAGTGGGTCAAGAGCGATAATGAGTATAACGCTAAGGATTGGATAGAGCTTATTCAGCCTTACTACAAGGCTATCTTTGCCAAGTTCCCTGACAAGGCAAAGGAGATTGTGGAGCTTGAGCTTGGCGAAGGTAAGAAGGTAAGCAAGGCGACAAATGATGATGTGATTGCTTTGGAGAATATTTACAACCAAATGGTTACTTTTGCTGGTAATCAAGGTATTAAGGTAGAGTAATGTTTAAGGTTAAATCAATAGAAACAAACAACATTTATACTGTATGTGGTTGCCAAGAAATAAGAGGCGTGATTTATTTCTTAATTCATAATGGCACTCATTGGGTATGGACAGAAGCGGAAAGATTTGAGCCTTATGACGAGCCACAATCAACATCAACGCCTTATGTTCCTTACATTCCTTATCCCTTCCCTTGTCCTTCACAACCTTTAGACATAGGTGATAATGATTGGTGGATAAAACCTTACATCACTTGGAGTGCAGAACCAAAAGATAATTCTCTTTAATTCCCTTTATATCTCTAAAGGAATATAACTACACCACCAAATACCTTTGTTTGGTAAAACAAAGTAATATTGTTTATTTTTAGAGGTGAAACAATAGAATGACCCCTATGCAAGCTATTAGAGCTAAATGTCTTGATTGTACTTGTAATCAGCGTCAAGAAGTTACAGCTTGTCCTATGACTGATTGCCCTTTGTATGAGTTTAGATTGGGTAAAAATCCCAATTATAAACCGAGAGAATATACAAATGAACAGCTTGAAGCTCTTAAAGAGCGTGGGCGAAAATTAGGCGAGAGCCGAAAGAAATAATACTTGACAACTCCTTTTGTTTGTGGTATAATATACTCAAATGAAAGGAGTTGTTTTTATGAATATTTTTGAAATGGAAATTAGATACCACACTTGTGACCATTGCGGCAAACAACTTGACCCTATGAAAGATTATGAAGATGTTGAATTAGATAAATACGGGCTTGTAAGAGCGGATTTGTGTGCAGATTGCTATGATGAGCTTGATATTATAATACAAAAATTTCTTAATAGGAGAGTGGACAATGGCTGATAAGTATATAAGTGTTGATGCCGTCAAAGACATTTGCGTTTCTTTAATATCTAACTATGACTTGTATGACCGTGAACAAGCGTTCTGTATTGCCGCAATAAATCGGGTGGCAGATACGGTAGAAAAAGCCCCTGCCGCTGATGTAGTGGAGCGAAAAAAGGGCGAGTGGATAGAGAATGAAATCGTCACATACTTGTTCGATGGTGAAAAGTATGCTACGGCCTATAGTTTTTATTGCTCTAATTGCGGTAAAACAGTCGTGGAAAAAGGAAACTTTTGTCCCAACTGCGGTGCGGAGATGGGACACAATACATGACTTGTGATGTATGTGGCAAAGATATTCCTCGTGGACAACGATATAAAGGTGATAAATATGCAAACCAACATTTTTGTTCTGAGGATTGTTATAAAAGATTTTGTACAATCAAACTTTCTCCAAGAGCCTTAATTAACTTTAAGCCAGAAAAAGGCACCAACCGCCGAGAGTTCACAGATTATATTCAAGAGTGGACTAACGACATGGTTAATTGGCAATGGGTTATGAAACAAGCCAAGGATATACAAGAAGAATATGAACTTGATTGGCATGAGATGTATCTTATTTGTAAATACGCAAGAGTATATGAGGGCGTAGAATGGGATTTTCAATATGGCTTAGGGCAAATATTCCCTCGTTATATTCAGCCTTGTAGAGATTTTAGAGAAGCCATTAAAACGGCTAAAACAACAGAGCTTCCAGAAGAAACAATAGTTGTAGTCAAGCGTAAACAACCTTATAGAAAAGAGGTGGAATGGTAATGTGGTATATTGTAGTGTTTATTGCAGGGTGCTTTTGTGGTATCGCTATGATAGCTCTTCTTAGTGCAGGAAAGGATAATTGAGAAAGGGGGCGATTGATTGCTCTATAACAATAACATATCTTCTATGCTCTTGGGTTGTCTGTTAAACAATCCTTCTTTATGTTTTCGCCCCGATACGCCTTTGAGTAAAACAGATTTTGCTCCACAAGAGTTTCATAAAGTATTGTTTGTATGTATTCAAGCTTTGGCTCAATCTGGTGTAACAGATATAAGTGAGATAGAAATAGATAATTTTGTAAGCAAATATGAAGCTCAACAAGAAATTCTACAAGATAGTAATTATTATGAATTTATTTCTACGGTTAAAGAATTAGCCGTTTTAGATAATTTTGATTATTATTATAATGTTGTCCGTAAATTTAGTTTGTTAAGAGATTTGAAATCTAATGGGCATGACATAAGTGACTATTATGACGAAGCCGAGGATGAAGATAAAGCTCAACGCCAATTAGAAAAATGGACAATTAAAGATATATTAGACGATATAGATAATGAGGCAAGCCTGTTTCGCAATAAGTACGATATTAACTTTGTGCGAAGTGAAATGACCGCAGGAGAAGACACCGAAGGGCTTATAGCAGAATTTGAACAAGCTCCTGCCTTTGGCAGTTTTCTAACAAGCCCTTATTTAACTCAGCTTTATATGGGGTTGTGTAGAGGACATTTGATTATGAATAGTTCCCCCGCAGGAACGGGCAAAACAAGAATGATGATTGCTGACCTTTGTAATATATCAATCGATACCCTTTGGAACGAAGAAGCGCATGATTTTGTAACAAATCCTAACTATGATGGGGCGGGTTTGTTTATTCATTCTGAGCTTGCTTCAAGAAAAGAAATAAATCCTATGTTTCTTGCTTGTGTGAGTGGCGTTGATGTTAAGCATATTACTATGGGCACTTTAACCAAAGAAGAAAAACCTCGTGTTGTAAAAGCTGGTGAGATTTTACAACGAAACAATATGATATTGTGTGATATGCCCGACTTCACAAGCGCCAATATTAAGCGCAAGATAGAAGAGTGTATTAAAAACTACGGCACAACAACAATAGGGTTCGATTATCTTCAACTACAATCGGCTATATCTGCTGAATATAAGGCTTCAACATCAATTCCTGCAAGAGAAGATTTGGTACTTAGGGCATTAGCTACTGACCTTAAAGCCTATGCAGAACAATTTAATGTGGCGATAATGACGGCAAGCCAATTAAATGGCAATGAGAAACAAATGGAATTTCCAGACGAAAGTTGTTTGAGCAGTAGTAAAGCTATCAAACAAAAATTAGATGCCGCAGGAATTACTTTAAGCGTTAAAGACAGACCTAAAGAATATAAGAAAATAGAGCCTTATCTAAAGCGCAAGGGTTTTGATAGAACAAAAGACCCTATGCCCAACATGATTACTTATGTTTACAAAGCAAGATTTGGCGAATATGCCGACCAAAAGTTAAAGGTATGGAGATATTTTGACAGCTCGACTTTTAGAAATAAAGATTTCTTTGTTACCGACCAGTATGACCAAATAGTAAATATACCCAAACCTGTATTAGAAGGAGATTTTTAATTGAGAGAAATATTTATCGCCATCGGCGCTATTATTTTTTACACAATCATTATGCCTATACTTGATAGTATCTCTGGTTATGTTCAAAGTTTTTTCAACAAACATATTCACGATTGGCAAATGCAAATGGCTTATGATGAAGCCCAAGTACAATCTATGACTGAAGAAATAAACACCCCCAAATCTCAAACTAATGCAGTAGGTTTTACCCTCCCCAATAATTGTAGTGAGGAAGATATTGATGGTTAATGGAAAGGGGACAAGTAAACCTTATATATCTTTCCTTAGCAATGCCGCCGTTGATGTTACAGGGTCTATGCACCTTGTAAGATTTAAGAAGTATTGTATATTATTGGATTGTGGAGGAATACAACAAAACGACCCATTAACTACTTATAGAGTCAATAGAGAACAATTAAAGAAAATAAAACCCACTGAAATAGATTATATTATTACCACTCACCCCCTTCATTATGACCATGGAGGTTTAATTCCTGCTTTGTTTGCTCGTGGTTGTCAAGCTCATGTATATGTGCCTTTTGGTTGTAAGCGCCTCTTACGCCTTTTATGGCAAGATAGTCTTAAAATAGTACAATCTGATTGTGAAAAACTGAAGCGTAAACACGGAGTAAAAGCCGCTCCATACTACACAGAGGAAGATATTGATAGGGCGCTTATGCGTTGTATTGAAGTAGATTATCATATACCCTATCAAGTTAACCCCGATATAGTTTTTGAATACTATCCTGCGGGACATATAATCTACTCCGCACAAATATATCTTACTCTTAAAGATGGGTATGTTGTTAAGCGCATAGGATTTACAGGTGATATAGGTGGCGTGGCTGAGCGCCCCTATGTTGTGCCTAAAGAGAATTTACCCTTTGTTGATATTCTTATTGGCGAAAACACATATAATTCTCCTACACGACCTAATAAAATCAAAGATAGAGAGAAAGATATAGAGAAAATCGCCGTTATCTCTAAACAAGCTAATAAGATTCTTATTCCTACTTTTTCTTTACAGCGCACCCAAGAGATACTTACAGTATTGTATCATATGATTAACAAAGGACAATTAGATAATTTACCTATATATCTTGATAGCCCTTTGTCAGAAAAAATATGCAATATTTGGGACGATGAATTTTTTCAAAACAATGTAATGACTATGCCTAATTTGCGTATAGTACACGAATGGGCTGAAAGCCAAGTTCTACAAAACAATAATGAACATTGTATTATTCTTTCTGCTTCTGGTTTTCTTAATGGTGGAAGGGCGTTAGCCCATCTTAAAACTTTGCTTCCTGATAGACACAATCATGTTATTTTTATTGGTTATTCTGGCGAAAACAATCTTGCAAGCCAAATAAAAAATGGCGACAAAGAGTTAAAGATTGACGGCGAATTGGTGCAAAACAACGCTAATATTACTTCTCTTTATTCTTTTTCAAGCCACGCAAGCTATGAAGAACTACTTGATTATTATAGTTCTTTGAAGTATAATAAAATAGCCCTTGTTCATGGCAACTATGAGAACAAGCCTGAGTTTTGCAATACGCTTCAAGACAAGCTACATGATGAAGGAAATGCGGCAAAAGTTATTTGTGTTAATGAGGGGACGAAGATTTATTTATAAATAATACTTGACAAATCTCTTTTCTTGTGGTATAATAGCCTCAAATCAAGAAAGGAGATTTTGTCAAATGACAACAATTATCAACGATAACATAGCATTTCATTTTTGTAGAGATTGTGGCACTGGTGTATGGTATGACAAAACAGAGTTAATTAACTTTATACAGGGCTATGGTATAGTGTGCCCTGTATGCGGAAAAGAAATTATTGTAGAGTTTTATAAGGAAGATAGTAATGATATACCTCGATAATGCGGCGACAACACAACCCAAATTCTTTCGACAAGAACGCTCAGACGATTGGTTTAATAGTAATACCCCTTATGCTCATAGAGAACAATCTTCTCTTGAAATGGCAAGAGAACGAATAAAGAAGTGCCTTAATGTTAAGGGCGGTTATGTTTTGTTCTTTAGGTGCGCTACTGAAGCTATTGAATGGTTGTTTAATGCCTCTAACGAATGGGAAAATATTAGTTACTCTCATTTTTCTCACGATAGTATTATTAGCGCCAATAGAAAATTAAACGGAGTTGGTGAGGGTACATTATATGTTGACCAATTTATTAACCCTATAACTGGTGACACAATACTTGAATGTGTTAAATATAATGCTGTTAAAAATGTATTTATAGGTTGTGACTATACAGCCTCCATAGGCCACGCTGTACTTCCAAAAAATCCCAAGTATGATTTTATATTCTTTAGTGGGCACAAGTTTTATACAGAAAAAGGTATAGGCGCTATGTGGATTAGTGATAGATTGGGTAAATATCTTGGCGCAAATAAAGACCCTAAAAACCAATATAATCTTGTACATGGCACTGTTGATGTACAAGGCGCTCGTATGTTAGCTAATGCTATGGAGTTTGTGCAACACTATTTGTATTTTGACCATATGTTAAAAGAGCTATGCACTCAATTTAATATAAACAATATTGAGTTTGATATTGTTGCTCTTAACAAAACAAGCAAATCTTCGGCTATTAACGCCATTTATCTTCCCAATATCAATGCTGACGCACTACAAACTTATCTTGCTTCCAAAGATATTTATATAGGCGTTGCTCATAGTGCTTGTGCTGGAACAGAAGATTATCGTGTACTTGAAGCTATGGGGTTTAGCAAAGAAATAGCAAGCCAAACCATAAGAGTATCATTTAGTGTTGATACTACTGTTGACGAAGTAAGACAATTTGCAGAAGAAATAAAGAATTTTAAGGAGATGTTTTAATGAGAATTATTGAAGGTAATAGTCAAGAGAAGATAACTGTATGTCCTCATTGCGCTACCAAGATAGGTTATATAAACGAAGATACTTTTAATAACACTAAGGGCAGAGCAATAGAGTGTCCCTATTGTCACGACATTATAACAGTAGAACATTTTAATCGTACACTTCCTTTCCCTGACGCTTATTTTGATTTTGGCGATGGTGTAGATATATCTAATACAGAGATAGAAAAGTGGGTTAAGAGGGGTATTAAGTCTTGTATTGAAAACGATAGTGATGGTTATTATACCGCTTCAGGCAATACTTATGTCGATATAAAGTGGCTTGAAGGTGATAATGATTTTGACATTGTAGTGTGTAAGAATTACTATAACGCAACAATTTCTCGTAATGAGGCGATTGATTTAATCAATGAGTAAAGAAAGGGGTAAGAGCATGAATATTAACGCTAAACGCTTAAAGTCTGCTCTTACCCTTTCTAACTATGAGAAGATAGAAAAATCTCTTGGTTTAAGAGAATTTTCCAAAACTTCTAATCAAGTAGTTTTTTATAACGCCGACAAATATAAAGACCCTACTAAACAAACCCCTAAACTATATCGTTACAATGATACAAAGGTCTATATAAGCTATACTAAAGCATGCAGTTATGATATTATAGGGCTTGTGCAAGCTGTTAAAACTACACAAGGCGAAGAATGTTCTTTTCTCAATGCTATTGATTATATTCTCTCTGTTACGGGGCTTGACCCCTCTGCTTACCAAAGATTAACAAGCAAAAAAGTTTATAATTGGGAAGATGAGTTGGGTAAGTATGTTAAAATTAAGCGTGGCGAAAGCGCCTTAAAAACTTATGATAGAGAGATTTTAGACCAATTACCTAAACTCTATCCTCAAGAATGGATAGAGGAAGGGATTGGTGTAGATACAATGGAGAAGTATGGGATAGCATATTATCCTCGACTTCAAGCAACCACTATTCCTTGTTTTGATGTAAAGGGAGATTTGATAGGAATACGTTGTCGCCATTGGCTTCCAGAAGAAGTAGAAAATGGTAAATATCGCCCTTTACAACTACTCGACCCCAAGCAAATATACTCTTTCCCCACTAACAATGTATTCTATGGTGAAAACTATAATCGCCCTGAGATAGAGCGTACAGGCCATGTAATACTTGTAGAGGGAGAAAAGAGTGTACTAAAAGCCGATACTTGGTGGCATGAGAAGTCTAATGTGTTGGCGCTTTATGGTAGTAATATAGGATTAAAGCGTGTAAGAGAGTTAGTAAGAATGGGCGTTAATCATGTAACTTTGGCGTTAGATAGTGATTTCCATGAGGTTGGCGATGAAGATTATCAAGAGTTTGAGAAAAAGATAATCAAGTTAGGGGAAATGTTTAGAGGCTATGCCGATGTCGATGTTGTGTATAATAACATAGGCTTAGATTGGTATAAATGTAGTCCTTTTGACGGCGATGAAGAAGTTTTTAAAAAAATGTGGGAGAAAAGAGAAATAATCCTCTAAAAATGTGAGAGAAATTAAAATAAATTAAAAATAACTCTTGACAAATAAAATCATTTGTGGTATAATTCAGTTGTACTCAAGAGAGGACAACAAATTATATCACAAATTTTTTATTAGGAGGATTTATATGGAGGTTTGGAAAGGTATAAAAGCCTTAGACAACTTCTATGAAGTGAGTACAAAAGGACGAATACGCAATAGTAAAACAGGACACATTAAAGCAATTGTGTATGATGGTCATTATTGTAAATTTGGTTATGATTATAAATATAATAATCAACATAAAACAGGATGGTATAGAGTTCATAAAGCCGTAGCAGAAGCCTTTATTCCTAACCCAGATAACAAATCAACAATCAATCATAAAGATGGAAATACCACTAACAATACAGTTGATAATTTAGAATGGGCTACACCAAAAGAACAAATGGCACATGCCACGCAAAAATTAAAAAGAAATTGTGGAGAAAATAAAAAAGGCGCTTTATTCACAAATGAACAAGTTAAACAAATGCGTCAAATGCACGAACAGCAAGGAATGACAGCAAAACAAATAGCTCAAATATTTAATACTAAAACTGCTTATATCACAAGAATTTTAAATTATAGACGATATATTTATATTTAATAATATTTTTAGGAGGATTTATTTATGAGCCACAATGTAGAAACAATGTTTAGTGCGGGAAGGGTTGTTCCTTGGCATTATGAACTTACCAAGGATGTAACCAAACTTATTCAGGAAGCCCCCACAAGTAAGGACGCTCTTGACCTCGCAGGGCTTAATTGGACTGTTGACAGCGCCCCTATTTATGACGCTAACGGCAAAGAGATTTCCGGCTACAAGGCAAACACTCGTAGTTCTGACAAGTCTGTTCTTGGTGTCGTTACTGACAAGTACAAGATAGTTCAGAATAGCGAAGCCTTTGACTTCACTGACGCTCTTATTGGTGAGGGTGTTACTTATGAAACCGCTGGTAGCCTGAGAAACGGCAAGACCATTTGGCTTCTTGCAAAGATGCCTGAAAAGATGATACTTGGTGATAAGTTCGACCCCTATATGTGCTTCACCAACTCTCACGATGGCAAAGGCGCTATACAGATTTGCATGACCCCTATTCGTGTGGTTTGTAACAATACTCTCAATATGGCGCTTAGCTCCGCTACTCGCTCTTGGTCAACCAAGCATATGGGCGATATGAATAGTAAGCTCCACGAGGCAAGACATACGCTTCAGCTTGCCAATGATTATCTTGACGAGCTTGCTATCAGCGCCGATAAGCTTGCCAATGAGAAGATAACTAATGAGGAAATTGTGGCTATTCTTGATGATATGTTCCCCGTGGACGAGAAGATGAGTAATCGTCAGAGGAAAAACGCTGAGATAGTTAAGGACGGTATAGTGGCTTGTATGTATGCTCCTGACCTTGTGCAGTTCCTTAATACTAAGTGGGGTTTTATCAATGCTGTGAGCGACTATGTTGGTCATGCCACCCCTGCAAGGCTTACTGAGAACTACGCCGAAAATAATTGGGGTAGAATAATGAATGGTCACGCTATCTTTGATAAGGCTGTGGCGCTTATGGGAGTAAACGACTAAAAACCTATTGACAAATCCTCTTTTATATGATATAATACATATATCAATAAAGGAGGATTTGTTATGGATTACGAATACTTACACTCTATTTTTCCACGCTATACTTACAATATGTACATAGGCAACACGCCAAATCGGTCTGAGGGTTTAATAGATTATTATAGTTGTTTCTATGGCGGTGGAAGTGTTACTACTGATGGGGAATTACTAAACGCCCAAGTGTCACTTCAAGATACAAATAACACAATTTATATCGTAGGTGATAATATTGAGCTTATGCACATTCCCTATGATGGGGTTTCTCATTATTGGAAGTGGACAAATAAAGAGGGGTTTTTAGTACATGGCAAAGATTGTTTACCTAAATATCCTAAAGACTATGTATATCGTTTGTTGAAAAAGAAAAGAGATATGGATGGAACCTATCTTTGGGAGAAAGTAAAAAATAGATTCATAGAAGAATTTGAAAAGAAAGAGGGAGAGTAATGTCTGAAAGAAAATATAAATATAATTATAAAATGAATGTTCCTCAGTACGCACCCAAGTCTGCCCCCCCCAATTGAAGGAATGTCTTAATATTTCTAAATATAAAGAGCTAAAAAATAATATTTCAAACGCCAATATTTCAGATTTAGAGAAAAAATTTTTACTTTATGCCGCTACTCGACATATCGTATTTAATTATTCTAAAATAGCTGATTATTATGCTTCCGCTTCACCTGAAATGCAAAAACTTATGGAAGATTCTGCTTTGGTGATTATTGATTTTGACGATGCAATAGCTAAAGGTTATGTTAAACTTAATAAACGTATGGCTGAAATTGTAGGAAGTAGGCTGGAAGAAAATGCGTAATGATTTTGCTATTTTTATAATGTCTTACAAAAGAGCAGATAACATTTATACATTAAATTCTCTTAAAAACGCCAATTATACAGGTAAATATTATATTGTTGTGAGTGATGATGACCCAACTTTAGATAGATATAAAGAACTTTATCCAAATAATTTACTTGTTTTTAACAAAGAAAAAATAGGAAAAACATTTGATTTGTGCGACAACGGTGGTTCTAATAAAGTAATTGTCTATGCCAGAAACTATTGTTTTCAAGCCGCAAAAGAATTAGGATTAACCTACTTTGCGCAATTTGATGATGACTATACTTCTTTTGAATATCGCTATGATGGTGGAGATAAACTTAAAGTAATGAAATCACAAGAGTTCGATAAAGTGGTTGACATATTTATTGATTTTCTTGAAGATACAAACGCTTTGACAGTAGCTTTCGCCCAAGGTGGAGATTTACTTGGAGGTATAGGTGGATATGATTTTAACCATAAAATAAAACGCAAAGCTATGAATAGCTTTTTCTGTTGTGTTAATAGACCATTTCAGTTTTTTGGGCGAATAAATGAAGATGTAAATACTTATGTTCAACTTGGTAAGTTGGGTAAATTATTTTTCACTGTGGTAGATTGCTCTTTAGTACAGAAAACCACGCAAAAGAACAAAGGTGGTATGTCAGATACATATAATGACGATGGGACTTATATAAAATCCTTTTATACAGTAATGACTAATCCAAGCTGTGTAAAAATAGACGCTATGGCAACTGAGCATACCAGAATACATCATAAAATAAATTGGAATAATGCAGTTCCAAAAATTATAAATGAGCGTTATAAGAAATAACTTGACAAACCTCCTTTCATATGGTATAATTAAGTATCACTTGAAAGGAGATTTTGTTATGGACAAATGTAGGACTTGCCTTAATAGTCGTGGTATTATATCAGAAAATGGTTGGCATTATATTTGTTGTTTATCAAGTAAAAAAGCCGTTGATTGCGCTACAAATAAAAAAGATTATTATATTACAATTAAAAGTCTTTGTATCAATAAGTAAAGGAGAATAATATGGAAGATAACAAGAATATGACCGAACATTTTGAGAATTGCCCTTTTTGTGGGAAAACCCCTGCAATAAACTTTAATGATTTAAGAATAGACAGAGATAGAGATAGAAGTATAATTTGGTGCAGTTGGGAAATTCGTTGTATGCAATGTGGAATACGCAAGACTGAACCAGCCCAATATATTCTCAGAAGAACAGGCAATTTTGAAGCTATTAAAGATGGCAGAGCCGAAGTAATTAAGGAATGGAATAAAAGAGCTTAATGAACATAACAACAAAACTTGACCACATATCTTCAGATTTTATAACCCAATATCTTACAGCATTGGGTATTGAAGATGTAAAGAGATATTTAAGACCTACTAAAAAGAATTATGAAAGCCATTGGAACTATGCTCATATAGAAGAAGCGTGTGAAATAGTTAATTGGTATATCACCAATCACGCCCCCATAGGGGTTATAGTTGATAGTGATATGGACGGCGCTTGCTCCGGGGCGCTTATATATAACTTCCTTACTACTCTCGGAGTAGAAGATGTTAAGGTATATTTCCACGAAGGTAAACAGCATGGCATAAAAGATAAACTTGACGAAATTATTGCCACCAACGGCAAAAACTCTTTACTTATTGTCCCGGACGCAGGAAGCAATGATGTAGAAGAGTGTAAGGCTTTAGGCGAAGCAACTATTGAAGTTGTTATTCTTGACCACCATATTATTGAAACGCCCAATCCTTTTGCAACTGTGGTTAATAACCAAACAGAGGGCGTTACCAATAAAGCCTTGTCTGGCACTGGCGTTACAGATAAATTTGTAAGAGCTTATTGTGAAAAGTATAATATCACTTATCCTAACTACTCTGACCTTACGGCGGTGAGCCTTGTAACAGATGTATGTGATTTATCTACTTTGGAGAATAGGTGGTATTTGTATAATGGATTAAAGAATATCATCAATCCCTTTCTTGCCTATCTCTTTGAGAAATGTTGTAAGTATAGAGGATATACCCCCGAAGCAATAGGTTGGGATATAGGGCCGCTTGGTAACGCTCTTGCAAGAAGTGACGAACAAGAGAGTAAAACATTATTTTTCGATGGTCTTATAGGTAAAGTTTCGCCGGAAGAAGCCCTTAAAGAAATTCGCAAAGTCAAGCGCATACAAGACGATGAAGTAAAGTCTATTGTAGGTAGTATTGAACCTACCCTTGATACTTCTAATAAAGCTATCATAGGTTTTGTGGACGCTGAAAGCGCAAGCTATACAGGGTTAATCGCCAATAAATTTAACGGCAAATACAATAAACCCTCATTTCTTCTTAGAGATACAGGACATGGGTCTTGGAGCGGCAGTATGCGAAGCCCTGTTCCTCTTGCCACTAAAATTAACGAAAGTGGTATAGCAAGCGCCCAAGGCCACGAGGAAGCATGTGGTATTCTTGTTAAGAAGAAAAATTTTGATGAATTTGTTGAGTGGCTTAATAGCCTTGACCTTTCAGAAAAGCCCGATATAGAGGTAACGGCGAAAGTCAATGTAGATGATATTACACTTGATATATGTCAATCTATTGAGAGTTATAAACAACTGTGGGGCAAAGGCGTGGAAGCGCCGACATTTGCTATTGATACTATTATCACACAAGATAATATATCTGTCTATGAAAAGTCCACTACTACAATTAAATTAGTTGTTGATGGCGTGAGCTTTATTAAATTTAGAGCGTCAAGTACCGATGTTGAAGCCTTTAAGAAACACAACAAATTCGCCATAAGATTGATTGTTGGTAGTCTTGGTGTAAACGAGTGGGAGGGCGTTAAAACGCCTCAGTGTGTAATTGAAGACTATGAGATAAATGAAATTGAGAATGAAGTTGAAGATTGGAGTGAAAGTTTTTGAGTTTATCTGGAAATAAACTTGCTGGTGGCAATCCCAAAGATGGTCGTGTAGATAATGATTTTTACGCCACTGACCCCAAGGCTGTTGAGATGTTATTAAACACAATTAACTATACACCCCAAGGGCGAGAGTTTCTTGAGCCTTGTGTTGGAGAAGGTCATATTGCCGATACTGTAAATAGATATTATAATGATTATTATCTTTCATATATAAAACGATTATAAATGTTGCTGATAATATTATGAAGTTCAACATACACATCATAATCCAAATCGCCGTTAGAATTGATTGCGTTCAATTCACTTAAAGCATCATCTACTATATCACTGAGTTTTTGTTGGTCGTTTACATTTGCTTCACTATATTTTATCAACTTATCAGGCCAAACATTACCCCAACTTCCGCTTTCAATCTTAACCATCTTATCTGTAAAACCAACAATTTTTGTTTTTGTTAAATTGGTGGAAGTTCTTTCGTGCCTACAATAAACTACATTATCTCCTATGTGCAATTCTTGTCTTAAGAAGTCAACCATTATTACTATTGTTTATCCTTTCTTCGGCAATCTTAAAATATTTTTCATCAAGTTCTATGCCTATAAAATTTCTGTTAGTATTTATACAAGCAACACCTGTAGTTCCGCTCCCCATACAATTATCTAATACTGTATCACCCTCATTAGTATAAGTTTTAATTAACCACTCACACAATTCCACAGGCTTTTCAGTAGGATGATAAGATTTGCTTGGGTGAGTTTTAGAAATAGTAATAAGACTTGTAGGATGTTTAAGATTTCCAAGCTCTTTGTTGTTATCTACTATGGTATAATTATGATAATTATTGTTAGTTTGATTTTCTTCGTCCGAGGTTTTACCTACGACTTTACCCTTTGAATGGTTGGGTTGACCAATAGTTTTCTGAGGATTGTATGTAGGTTGCTTTTTATAAAATACCGCTATTTCTTCTGTTCTTCTTAAAGGCATACGATTAGCATTAAGAAAACCAGAAGGAAGAACCTTATCCCAAACTAAATTATATCGCCACATTTTTGGATTGCTTAACATTAACTGCGCCATAAACATACCATCACAAAATAAACAAATAGCGCCGTTGTCTTTGATAATACGATTGTACTGTTCCCATAGTAAATCTAAGGGAATTTGGCTATCCCATTTATTTTGTGTTGCCCCATAGGGCAAATCACAAAGTATCATATCTATACTTTTATTAGGCGTGTATTTTAACCAATCAAAACAATCGCCTTGTTTTAATAAAATATCCCTCATACTTTATCAATTTCCTCAAATACAATTCTATCTGGTAACATGTCTTTACATATATACACACTACTAAACGGCGGATTAAGACTTGGCTTTTGTTCTGTATAATCTTTGAAATAGGCTATTCGTTTATTCATATACATTATCTCAAAATTATTATTCTTAAACATGTTAAACCTAAATTGACTTTCAAATAAACCTACTACACCTACTAACATAGCAAAGGGTTTTCCTATTGTAAACAATCTTTCAAATACTTCGCCCTTAAGACTATAGGGTGGATTAGAAATAATATAATCACAATCAGGAATTTCCATAGTAAAGAAATCTTCGCCATTAGTAATATGAGTTGCAATTACATTATATCCATTGTTTCTAAAAGTTTTAACAAACAAACTATCTTCGGTATCAAAAGGACACCAAATCGTCACACCACTTGGGGGGGGTAGATATTTAAGTATGGGTTTAATAGCATACAAAGGCGTATAAAATTCATCGTTGCCGCTATTGGCTACTTTGTCCATTTTCATATTATAGCCACCTTACAATAGGTTCACTCCTACTTCCTTTCTCCCAAATAAACCAAGCATGACACATTGTAGTCGCCCATCGCTTTCCTGTTGAGGGGTCTTTGGGCTGTCCATTATTCCAAGTTGCCATACGATTTCTAAACACATAAATATATTTAGGCGGGTATTTATCAAACAATTCTTTGCGCTTTTGTCCTTCAAGAAATTGTATCTTCAAGAACATCGCCATTATACCGCCGATGTTCAAACATTCCATACCTTTTTCTACAAATTCTTTCGCAAGAGAATAAGGGGGATTGGTTATGATTAAATCATATAGTGTTTCGTACTTCCAAGTAAGGAAATTCTCTTTAATAAATCGTCCATTACTCCAACCCCTATCAACTATATCCAAACCAGTCATATGAAAATAATCATTATATGCTGAAAAATAACACTTGACAAAACTGATTAGATGTGGTATAATTAACATGTCTAATCAGTTTTTTAGGAGGTGAGATGGTGAGTAATAAAAAATATTGTAAATATGATTTAAGTGGAGAATATGGAATTGGTTATACAACCAATACTAACGAACCATTTTTATTTGATAAAGAAATGTATAATATAATTAAAGAATATGCTTGGCGTTTAGCTCCTATTGGATATATTGTAGCTTATAATTCTAAAACAAAAACAATTATTTATTTACATCATTTAGTTTTACCAAATAACAATAATAATAAGTTTGACCGTGACCATATAAACAGAGATAAAAAAGATAACAGAAAATGCAACTTACGTTTAGTTTCTCATAAAAACAATGTAAGAAATGGAAGTAAAAGACACACTAATCAAAATGGAATTATAGGAGTTTTTTGGCGAAAAGATAGATTGTGTTGGAGTGCTTATATTGATTATAATTATCATAGAAAATATTTAGGGCATTATAAAAACAAAAAAGAAGCGATTATCGCACGATTAAAAGCAGAAAAAGAAATTTTTGGAGAAGAATATGCTCCACAAAGACATTTATTTAAGGAGTATAATATATAATGTTTTTTAATGCACATAATCACACCGATATGTCTAATGCAAGTTGTGGTTTTCCAGACGTAATAAATAAAACACAAGATTTAATACAAAGAGCATATGACTTAAATTTATATGGAATTTGTATTTCTGACCACGAAACCCTCAGTTCACATATTCAAGCATTAAAATATTATAATAAAATGCAAAAAGACAGACCTTTTGTTTTAGGATTATCTAATGAAATATATCTCCTTGATGAACAAGAAGACATTGACAATCGTGATAACAACGGTCACACCCCATACTATCACTTTATCCTTACAGCTTTAGACGATATAGGGCATAAACAGCTTAGAGAACTTTCAGATAGAGCATGGCGTAGAGCTTATAAACAATTTATCTATCGCAGACCAACTTACTATAGTGACCTTGAAGAAATAATTAAACCAAATCAAGGTCATGTAATTGGTAGTACAGCTTGTTTGGGAAGCAGATTAGACCACTATTTGCTTAATCAACAATTTAACGAAGCCAAAACAGAAATAAACAAACTTATAGATATTTTTGGAAACGAAAATCTTTACCTTGAAATTCAACCAAGTAAAGATACCACAACAGACCAATCTATTGTAAATAGGACTATGTTTTGGCTTGGTGGGGAAGTAAATCTTCCAATAATCCCCACAACAGATAGTCACTATCTACGCAAAGAAGACGCAGAAATACATCGTGTTTATCTTAATTCTCAAGAGGGTGAAAGAGAAGTTGACGATTTCTATGCAACAGCTTATCTTATGGATGAAAAAGAACTGCGTAGCTATCTTGAACATGATTTTACTACCAAACAAATCGACCAAATGTTAGAATGGAGTTGTGAACTTGGGCGAAGAATTAAAGGATATGACATTTTCCACAAGCCGATTATACCTCAAATCCCAAGACAATACTTACCAGATTTTACCATCAAGCATACCTTCAATAGATATTACAACCAATACCCCAACTTCGGATTTTACGCCTCTGAGGATAGACCCCTCCACGAGCGTTACTTTTTCAGTCAAATTGAAATTGCCTTGGAAACTAAAATTGTTGCTGATAAAGTTAAGAATAAAGTATTGGAAAACTATATTGCTCGATTGGATGAAGAGTGGAAAGAGTTAAGAATAATATCTGAAGAACTTAATACTTCTATGCCAAGTTACTATTCCACTATGTCAAAGATAATTGACTTGATATGGGAAGCTGGTAGTTTGGCTATGCCAGCAAGAGGAAGTTCAGCAGGATTTCTTACTTGTTATTTACTTGAAGTAACACAAATTGACCCTGTGCCTTTGGGGGATTATATGCCAAGTTGGAGACATTTGAACCACGAGCGAGGGGTTGAACTCCCGGACATCGACAATGACAGCGAAGCAAGTAAGAAACAAGCAATAGTCAATAAAATGAAAGAATATTTTGGAGAAGATAAAGTTCTTAATGTAGCTACTTTCTCTAAAATATCGCCCAAAACAGCCATAGAAAGAGCTTGTAAGGGTCTTGGGGTTTCTAACGATACCGCCGCTTATCTTAAATCTCTTATTCCCGTAGGACGAAATGGCGTAGATAATCTTACCCAAGCTCTCTACGGCGATAAAAACAAAGGTATATCTCCTGTTTCTGGTCTTAAAGGAGAAATGAACAAATACCCCAATCTTATCACTTGTGCTTTGGGAATAGAAGGACTTATAACTAATCGTGGTACTCATGCGGCGGGTGTGATTGTTTGTAACGAACCATATACTAACTATATATCCTCTATGCGCTCCGCTGATGGAACACTTACTACTTGCTATGACCTTTGGGACGCAGAAGAAGCAGGGTGTATTAAATTTGATATGCTTACAGTAGAAGCCGCAGATAAGATACATCGTACTATGGATTATCTTTTGGAAAACAATAAGATAACATGGGAAGGTAGTTTGAAAGATACTTACTATAAGTGGCTTCACCCCGATACCCTCAACTACGATAACAAAGATATGTGGGACATTCTTCCTTCTGTTTATTCCGTGTTTCAATTTGATACTCCTATTTCTCAAAAAACACTTGACGCTACTCACCCCCATAGTGCTATGGACTTGTCAGCCGCTAATTCACTTTTGCGACTTATGCCCGACAATGCAGATGAAACGCCCATAGACAGATACAAACGCTACAAAGACAACCACCAAGAATGGATAGATGATACTATCGCCTTTGGGCTTAATGATAAAGAAAGAGATATTCTTTGGTATTATTTATCAGACGCTTATGGAATGGCTGATAGTCAAGAAAAGGTTATGCGCTTGTCAATGGATGAACACACGGCAGGATATACTCTAAACGAAGCCAATAAACTTCGTAAATCTATTGCTAAAAAAGATAAAAAGCTACAAGAAGAGGCCAAAGAATTATTCTTTTCTTGTTGTAAACGACAAGGCACAAGAGATATATTTGCCGATTATATATGGAATGTTGTGTTCGCCGCAAGTATGGGTTATAGTTTTTCACAACTTCATTCTTACAGCTATTCTATTATAGCCTTACAAGAGCTTAACCTTAATTACTTTTATCCAAGAGTATATTGGAATTGTGCTTGTCTTTCTGTTGAAGCCAGTGGCGCAACAAAAGAAAATGGCAAGGCTAATACTACAGACTATGGTGAAGTAAGTAAAGCTATATATAAAATGCGCCAAAGTAATATCATGGTGTCCCCTCCTTCAATCAATGAGGCTGGTGTTGACTTTGAGCCAGACGAAAATAATAATATTATCTATTTTGGCTTGGGTGGAATTAGTGGTATCAATAGCCAAATTGCAGAACAAATTATCGCCAAAAGGCCGTATAGTTCTTTTGATGATTTTTATAATAAAAACTCCTATCAAGGCTCCCTTGTTACCGCAAGCAAATTTGTTCAACTAATTAAAGCAGGGTGCTTCGATGAATTTAACCCTGATAGGGTCAAAGTAATGAAGCGATATTTTGTTCTCTCCAATTCTAAACCAGAACAACTTACTATGGCGAATATCAACAATATCAAAGTCGCCCTTGGCGGCAGAATGAATAATAAACAAGTTTTTGGCGCTTATAACTTCTACAAATATATCACCGATAAACAATTTTTCTATGGCAATCACCCCAAGTTTAAGTCAAAGAAATTATTTTGGCTTGACAGCCGTGGATTAAAGTATTTTCTTCTTAATTGTCAATCTTCTTTAATAGAAGGTGTTGATTATTGGGAAGAAAATGACAAGACAATTATAGTAGATAAATCAATAGAAAAATTGTTAAAACCAAGTTTTGATAGAATAAAGGAATATATCAATACTCCTGAGTTTATTGAAACCTACTACAAGGCCAACTTGCGTAAAAAATTTGATGAAGCTCTTCCCAACCAAGACCCTAATCATTGGTCTATGGAAAGCGTTAGCTATTACAGTGGTGAACATGAATTGGCAAAAATTAACTACGACCAATATAATCTTTATCACTATGCTGACATACCTTCTGAAGCAGAATTTATTGAACGAAGCGCAAGAGGTAGAACTTGGAAACAATTTGAATTGTATGCTATTTGCGGTACTGTAATTGATAAAAACGACAACAATCATTTCTTTACAATTCTTACACCAGACAATGAGGTGGTTAATTGTAAGCTCCATGGGGGCGCTTACGCCGCCTACAAAGCTCAATACTCTGAAATTATTGACGGTAAAAAGCAAGTGATAGAAAAGCCGTGGATAGCAAGAGGTAATATGCTGATTGTTTCTGGTTATCGTAGAGGCGATGATTTTGTTTGCAAGAAATACGCCAACAGCGTTTATCAACACCAACTCCAAAGAATACTACAAGTGTATGAAGATGGTAGTATTGACTTGCAAACAGAAAGAACAAATACAACAGAATAATACTTGACATTTTCTCCTTTCTGTGATATAATCACCTTATCATAGAAAGGAGATTTTATTATGAAAAAATTTAGGTATTCTTGTGATGGCGGCTCTTTGCTTCTTGGTAATGAAAATTTTACTTGTTGTTATATGAACGACTATGGTGATGGGACACATAATGTTTATATTAAAACAAGAGAAGAAAAATGGCCTAAATTGCCTTATGATATATCTTTTTATGATATGTATCATTTTGAAGGTAGTGTAAAAGGTAATTTCAATGTATATAATTATGATTGTTTAAGCAAAACAGAACTAACAAATAAAGAAAATATAATTTGCGCCTTACATGGCAGATATGGAATATACTCTGTTAAACATACTGGTGACATGGTTCTTGAATGTTGGGAGGACTAACATGTACGCTATAAGGAAAACAGGAACAGATTTATATTTTTGTGGAATTAGTTCTAAATATCCTTTTCTCAAGTTTCAACCAATGAACGAAGGATATATATGTGCGTTTCAACTTCACTCACAAGCGAAAGAATATATGGATTTTGCCATTGAACATAAATGGGTAAATTTCTCTATGGAGGTAGATATAGTTTAATGGAGATTACGCTTATACCAATTAAGCAAATTTTTTATAACCCTGAGAATGATTATCGTGTTTTATCTTGCGTACCCCAAGACTTTGGAGAACAGCAAATAGAACTTAATGATTGGGGCAATTTTACCCTCTCAGGGTATAATCTTATGGGATTGGTGTTTAATCAGCCCGTAGGACTTGATATAACTCTTGATACAACCTCTAAATATCCCGCTTCATATATTGTCAATGGCTATTCTGGTATTACTTTTGTAGATGAAATTAAAGTTGACCCTAAACATGAGCGCATGTTACTTGAGCAAATAATGAGCCGTGACCAAGCAAAGAATGTTAACAAGGCTTATCCCAATTTTGTGGAACTTGTACTAAACAATCGCCAAGACGAGATTGATATAAAGAAAATTTACAATGTTGCGGATTATAGATTTAATGACTATTGTAAAAAAATAAAGGAAAACTTTGGCGTTTTCCTATTTTTTGCTCGTACTAAGCCATATAATATTCTTGATTTCTCCGTAGTTTCTCGTTTCTATTTTAACTATCGCAATCCTGATATATGGGAAGAAGCCTATAAAGCCGCCCCATATAAAATGCTCAAAACATATACTGATTGGAAGTTTGAGAAGATAGACAATGTAATATTGTCTGCTTTGCCCGAATACACCAACTCAGAAGAAAGAGCAAAATATTGTATTCTTTATTATCTTGAACTTAACGAACAAGACGGCGATACAAAAATTGACGCTCGTGTACTTAAAAGAGCAATAGTTGATGATTATCCAGATATTGAGCCACTAATAGCTCCCATTATTAAAACCAATGACGATATATATTTTGACCCTGAAACTAAATATTGTAGTCTTAAAACTACCTACGAAGCTGAAGATACAATAGCAAAGAACATCAAAGCTCGTGTGGATAATCCTATGAGTGATAGTATGGAATGGGCAAAATTTAAGAACGCCGATGGCTATCATATGACAGACGAACAAAACAAGATTTGCCAAATCGCAAATGACTACTCTATCGGACTGATGATAGGTGCGGCTGGAAGTGGTAAAACTTCTGCAACCAAAGCCCTTATCAAAATGCTTGACAGCTATGGTAAGACCTATCTTCTTCTTGCTCCTACAGGAATAGCGGCGAAGCGCCTAAGAGAAAGCACTGGACGCTCTGCAAGCACTATTCATATGGCTTTGGCTAAAAACGACTTTGAAGATACCTATGATTATATAATTATAGATGAGATGTCTTGTGTAGGCGTTCATTTGCTTGCCACCGTGTTTAGTGTAATTCCCTTAACCACTAAAATTATTTTTGTTTGTGACAACGCCCAGCTTGCTTCTATTTCTTGTGGCAATATAGTGGAAGATATACTTAACGCCAATATTATCCCTACTACAACCCTTACTAAAATATTTAGATATGGCACTTCTGGTATAGCCACAATCGCCACTAACACTCGTATGGGCGATGTAGAAGGGCGTGGAGGTATAGACTTCAGCGACAATGATTATACTTATATAGATATTGATAATGACAAAGCACTTGACCAAGTTGTAGAAGCATATAACAATCTCTTGCTTAACGGGTATAATCGTAATGAAATACTCATACTTTGCCCCTTTAACAAATCTACTCTTGGCACTTACACAATCAACAACGCAATACAAGAGCAATTTAACAATAATGCCGAAGGTGTTTCCATACCTCAAAACGGCAAAGCTGTTGATACAATAACCTATACTGTAGGTGATAGAGTAATCAATATACACAATAACTACCACGCCAACAAAGCAGATATTAACGAAGAAAATGAATATGTTATAGTGGGCGAAGGTAAAGTAATGAATGGTGACATAGGTATTGTGCGCCATATTGATTACTTAAACTACGATGCCAAAGTTAATAGATGGACAAATTATAATATTTATGTACAATTTGATGAAGATATGATTGTCTATACCCCCAAAGATATAAACAACTTACTCTTAGGATATTGTATCTCTATACATAAATCACAAGGCACTCAAGCCAAAGCCATAATATCAATCATTGGAAAAAATCACAAGTCTCTAACCACTCGCAATTTGCTTTATGTCGCCGTAAGTAGGGCGCAAGAAAAGCTCATAGAAATTGGGGACAAGGATTGTATCTCCAAGGGGTTAGAGAAGGTAGAAACTATTGATAGAACTACTTGGTTGGGCGATTTGCTTACCAAGAGTTAAGTTATTTAATGCCAAACAAGAAAGGAGATATATGGATTATATCATAACAGAAACAATAACACATTATCATAAGTTTTCAGTAGAAGATGATGTGGATATGGAGAGAGTAATTGCACTCGCTCAAAGGAACTTGACAGATGGCGGTTATAGCGCCGTGTGTGAAGTGTTAAACAATCTTAATGTAGAATACGACAGTTGTTGTGATTTTTGTGGTTCAACGACTGAGAGTATAGATGGAGATATAATGTGATGTAAGGAGGAATTATATGGAGATTGTATTATATACAATCGGTTGCCCTAAATGCAGGGTGCTTGAAGCAAAGTTGAAAGCAAAAGGTATATCATATACAGAATTTACAGATGTAGATTATATGGTAAATAACGGTTTAACCACCTTACCCTATCTTGAAGTAAATTCAGTAATAATGGATTTTAAGCAAGCTGTTGATTGGGTTAATTCTTGGGAGGGTGAAGATGGAAATAACACTTAAACTTTCTAAGGATTTTGAGCGTTGCTTAGAGGATTTGAAGAAGAAGTACGGCGAAGATTTTGAGTATATCAACGGCGTTCACCCAAGTCAACTTGATTTCTCTGAGTTTATTGATAATTTTGTAGCAAAAGATACTCTTGCAGATGTTAGTGTTGACCCCAACGCTAATGCTAATAATAGAGATATTCGTAGTTTTATGACAGAAAAAGGCAAGAGCGAAGATAAATTATTTGCTCTTAATAAAATTTTTATCACTATTAAGAAACAATGGGGTTTGCGTACAGCAAAACAATGGCTTGAACAAGAGTTTAGCAAAGGATTATATCTCAATGACTCTGCAACAGCAAGTTATTTTCCTTATTGTTGGGCTAATGATTTAACTCGACTTGCTAATGAGGGTTTATTCTTCTTAAAGAATTACAACAATCAAGCGCCGAAACATTTAACCACCTACTTTGACGATGTTATTGAGTTTGTTTCTTTCTTATCAAACCGCCAAAGCGGAGCCGTTGGATTGCCTAATGTTCTTGTTTGGGCTTATTATTTCTGGAAGAAAGATGTAGAAACAGGGTATTACATGAAAGACCCTGAGTATTATTTGCGCCAACAATATCAAAAGTTTATATTTAGGCTTAATCAACCGTTCTTAAGAATAGACCAAAGTAGTTTTACAAATGTTTCTATCTTTGATAGATGTTATCTTGAAGCCTTGTTTGGTGGTGTTGAGTTTCCCGATGGAACTTTTGCTATTGACCAAATAGAGGAAATAATACAAAGCCAAAAAGTATTCATGGAAGTGGTTAGTGAGATAAGAGAAGAAAATATGTTTACATATCCTGTATTAACATTTTCTTTGCTTTATGTCAATGGTCAATTCCAAGACGAAGAATTTGCTCGTTGGGCAAGCGCCCATAATATTAAATGGAGCGATAGCAACTTCTTTGTAAGTGATAATGTCGGCATTTTGTCCAATTGTTGTAGGCTTTTGTCCGATACTCAAGAGCTTGACCCCTTTATCAATTCTATTGGTGGCACAGCCTTGTCTGTTGGTTCTTGTAGAGTAAGTACAGTTAATCTTGCAAGAATAGCCTATGAGAGTAAATTTAATAAAAAGAAATATATAGAAATCCTTAGAGATAGAATAACACTTGATTGCAAGGCGCTTTATTCTATGCGCCATATCTTAAAGCGAAACATAGAGAAGGGGCTTTTGCCTAATTATCAAGACGGCGCTGTTGAGCTTGATAAACAATTCTGTACTATCGGCGGTATAGGTGTCTATGAAGTTATGGATATGTTTGGGTTGATTGAAGTTGATGAATTGGGTAATAAATCTTACTCTGATGAAGCCGTTGAGTTTACCACAGAAATCATCAATACAATTAACGAAATCAAAGATAATTTTGTAAAAGAACACGAATGTGATTTTAAGTTTAACCTTGAGATGATACCCGCTGAAAATTGTGCAGGAGTTATGGCAACTGCTAACAACTTAATCTATGAAGATGATAGATATTTTATCTTATCTAACCAATGGGTTCCTCTTATGGAGAAATGCACCATACAAGAAAAGTGTAGGCTTGGCTCATTGTTTGACAAAATGTGCGGGGGCGGTTGTATAGCTCATATAGATGTTGAGGGACGCTTCCCCAATGAAGAAACAGCGTGGAAAATGTTGAACTATGTGGCTTCGCAAGGCGTAATTTATTTTGCCTTTACTACTAAAATCAGCGTATGTAAAGACAAACATGCTTTTATAGGAACAAAAACTTGCCCCAAATGCGGCGCACCCATAGCCGATACTTATTCTCGTGTCGTTGGTTTCTATGTTCCTGTTTCTTCTTATCAAAAAATACGCAAGAGAGAGTTTGATAAGCGCCAATGGTATGACATAACCTCTAAAGACAGTATTATATGAGACTTAAAGGAATAATAACAGAAGATTTTATCAACTATAAACTACCCTCTTTATTCCTTATATCTTCCACTTGTAATTGGAAATGTTGTATAGAGCAGGGGAGAGATATTTCACTTTGTCAAAACTCTCCCCTTGCTCAACAAAAAACACTTGACATTTCACCAGAAAAGATATATAATATATATACCACGAACCCCATTACCGAGGCGATTGTCATAGGTGGGCTTGAGCCAATCGACCAAATAGACGAAGTGATTGAAATTATCGACTTCTTTCGTAAAAATAAAGAAATATCTCCTTTTATAATCTACACGGGCTATTACCCTAATGAGATACAAGGGGAGATACAACGATTGAAAAACTATAATAATATTACTTTGAAATTTGGGCGATATGTGCCAAACGCCCCTCATAAATATGATGATGTTCTTGGTGTTGAGTTGGCTTCAGATAATCAATATGCAGAGGTAATAAGTTGAGAACAATTATAACTATGACAGCAGATACAAAACTGCGAGAAGAGATGCTTCAAGCCCTACAAAAGAACTTGGGCTATTGCCCTTGTAGGCTTGAAAAAACACCCGATACAAAATGTATGTGTAAAGAGTTTAGAGAACAAAAGGAAGGTACTTGCCATTGTGGTTTGTACATAAAGGAAATTAAGGAGGATTAAAATGAAGTATTTTTTATACTCTGGTAGGCTTGGTAACGAAAGACTTATTTGTGAGTTGACGGAAGATAATTGTTGTGGCTTCGACTATCTTGGTGAGTTGGTATATGTTCCTAATAAGGGGGAACTGATTTCCGTAGGAACCGACAGTAGCAACGCCACAGTTTATCGTGTCAATGATTGTATGTTGGACTACGCCAAATATGATGGCGATAGCACTGAGCCTCAATATTTACTTTTTGTTTCAGAATATGAATGGGAGTAAAAAAAGAGAGAGTTTAACTCTCTCTTTTTGTAAGGAGGACTATGGAACACCCTATAAAAGTAACAATAATAAACCCCGAAGAAGTTAAAGATATATTCAAGGCTTGGGGCGAATTTACCTCTGTTTGCTATGATACTGATACTACAAAGACCGCCCCTGAGAAAATAGCTAAACATTGTCTTAAAAGCGGACATTTCTCTGGTGGTAGATGGAAATATATTGCTTTTAAAATAGAAAATTGCCCTCGTTTTGTGATTGACCAACTTGTAAGACATGAGCAAGGTGTAGTTAAGAATGTGAAATCTTTTAGGCGTGTAGATGAGCAAAGCTTTTCTTATGCTGTGCCAGAAGATATAAAGGACGATAATGAACTTGCGGCAGATTATTGGCAACACATGAGAAGCACCGCAAAGCTCTATGAAAGAATTTATAGTCATGTTTACTATCGCACCAAAGACAAAGGCAAAGCAACAGAGCAAGCAAGATACATACTTCCTATGTCAACCGAAAGCGCCGTGTGTATAGCTTTTGATATAGAAGGGCTTATTCATTTTTGTAATCTTCGCCTTTGCGCTATGACTGAGGATAGACATAGAAATCTTGCCAAAGCAATTCGTGACGCTGTGTTAGAAGTTCTACCAGAGCTTAAAGACAAACTTGTGCCTCAATGTGAATATCTGCTTTGGTGTCCCGAAGCTCATGGTTGTGGGCGCTTCCCAAGCAAGAAAGAATTAAAGGAGAAAATCAATGCAAGTAAAAATCAAGCGATTGAGTGATACAGCAATAACACCTACTTATGGGTCTGAGTACGCCGCTTGTATGGATTTGTATGCCAATATAAACGAGAGTGTTAATAATACTTCTCTTAACTACGATAAACCCAATACAGTTGTTATAGCGCCCCATACTACTGTTAAGATAGGTACAGGATTTGCTTTCCAACCACCTAAAGGCTATTGTGGGTTAATCTTTGCAAGAAGCGGTTTAGCTACTAAGAGTGGCTTACGCCCTGCTAATTGTGTTGGTGTGTGTGACGAAGATTATAGCGGCGAATATATTGTTGCTATACACAATGATACTGATATAGCTAAAACAATTCATCACGGCGATAGAATTGCTCAACTTATGTTTATTTCTGTTGAGAAAATAGATTTAATAGAAGTTGAAGAACTTGCCAATACAGAGCGTGGCGATGGCGGCTTTGGAAGTACAGGAAGATAATAGTGTATAAAAAGAAAAAAGAGAGATAGAATAATCTATCTCTCTTTTTTTGTTTTAAACCGTAGTTAAAGTATATTCTTGACTTGTCATAGATGCTTCGTCACTATCATTTATGGCAAAAGTATATACCGTCATAGTATGACCAACACCATCTATAAAATTACTAAAAGCACTATAACCATCAGCAAAAGGCACTAAAAATGTAGTGCCATAATCAGCGCAATTGGCAATAATAACCTTGCCCTCAGATAAAGCCGTGTCTATTTCAACATAAGTTTTATCACAAGTGGTTGTACTGGTGTCCTCATCATAAGTAAAATTAACAATATACAGAGGGGAATCAAGGGTTTGATTAACCCACTTTTTATTTTCATTGTCATAACTTAATACTTGACCATCGCTGGGTGTGCTTATGTCCACATCATTCAAACTTTCGACACTAATGGTACTTGTTCCAGTGGACTTAAGAACCCAATCACCATCAGTTTCAAGAACATAAGTAGCGCCGTTTTCACTACAATAACATTCACTACCCGGAGCAACAGCAAGGGGTAGAGTGGCTGCATCACTAATTAAATCACAAATAAAACTACGCCAAGTAGGAACTTTACCCACAGCGTTCTTTTTAATAACAGACCAAGCCATAATAAATCTCCTTTATAGTATATTAAGTTTCGATATATCTTGACACACATCTTGCCAACTGTATTTGTCCAGTAGCGTCAGGGTGCCCGTCTGCAAACAATCCGTTTAACACAGCCGCTTGACTATAAGGAAGCCATGCGTCATTAAATACATCAATTACAGGTATTCCATAATAAGCACAACGCTCTTTAATAATATTGATATATCCAGCTAAATCAAGATTGGTTGTAGTATTTACAGTTGTATCGTTTGCCATATGAAGGGGAGTAATGAAATAAATTTGTTTGCCCAAATACTTTCTTATAAGTCCAGCTAACATATAGTTAAGACCACCATAAAAGCTAATATTGGTTGTATCACTTGGAGAACCCAAGGGAAGAGCGGTAGAAGACCAGTCGTTACTACCTCCCATAACAAACACTATATCAGCGTCATTAGGTAAAGATTTCCATCTTTCTGCCATAGTAATTGAAGAATAGCTATCGCCGGGATAAGAAGCTATCCTTGCACCTACTATACCATCTCTTACCACTGTTTGCCAATTATATTTTCTTTTCAAAAGATTAAGGAAGTGTTGTTCAGTGGTGAGGCTGGAAGGTACAGTGCCAGCAATATAACTGTCGCCTAATCCAACTATTTTCTTTGGCGTAGCAAATATAGCGTCAGGTCGCGCTTCCAAAACACCAATAGTATTTAAATAATCAGATAATATGTTTATTTTAAGATAAGCGGCAGTTGCGGGGGCTGTTTGTGCGCCATTTTGATAATTCGCTATCCAAGTATGGCTTGAATTGAACCATCCACCATACAAAGAAAGGTTGGGTTGAACAAAATTGATTATATATCTTCTACCGGGAATTACAAGTATCTCAGGAGAAATATTAAAGCCACTTGCTGTTTGTTCATTACCAGAAGCGTCCAAATATTTTCCCGCAGTATATCCAACAGTAGAAGTTAAAACATTCTCATAAGCGGGAGCAAAAGGTATAGAAAGATTAGCTCTTCCTTGAGGGTCTATACGATATTCTAATTGTATCGGGCCGCAATCAGCCCACACATTGTTGTTGCCATAGAGCGTCGCCGGGTCGGGGCCGTCAACGATGACGGGCGTGAGCGGTGTGGCAAGCTCATAAACGAGCTTATACCCTGTAACTGCGGCCTTGAAAACAGCGGGGTCATTGGAACTGCCGTCCGTCTTTGCCCACAGGTTGCCGTTGCCGGCCACATTGTAGTGATAGTCCGTCCACGCATCTGTTGCCGCTTTTTGTGCAAGAGCGGAGCATAGATAGTTACCCAAGTCACTGGTGGTAGGGGGCTTTTTGACAATGGACGCTATTGCGGTGGTGTAGAACGCGCCGCTGTTGTAAATCCATGTAAAGTCACCTAAATCATCTATTGCCATCCTCGGCGTACCCTGCCACTGACCGCCGCCGATGTACTCTGCCGTACCGCCGTACACCGTTCCGGCCTCGTCCGTCCAGTTGACGGTGTAGGTGGCGTTGTCCGTGCCGGGAGAATATGTCGTAACCGTAGAGGGGTAATTAACGGACAAGCCTCCAACATATTCAGCAAGGGGCGAACCTGTGTTATATGATTTAATCAGTATAAAATAACAGTTGTCGGGCGTAGTTTGTGCAGTGTTTTGAATATCGTTCCCGCCTGTCCTCACTATCCTCTGAATAAAGTTCTTATCTTTGTCGTAGGCGTAAGCCCATATATAACGAATAGGTGAAGCCCCGCAAAAATAATATGTCGTATTAGGCTTTACAGGAATATAGTTTTTACTTCTAAAAGTTGTTGTGCCACTTTCTTTTGCTCCGGTCGTATCGTTTATATTGCCCTGTTCCCACTCCTCATCCCACACATTCGCCCCTGTCCGCACAATCTCCGCCCCTGCCCATCCGCTGATGGGCCGGGGGTTGCTCGGTGAGGGGTCTCCGCTCCCGCTCTGCTGTGGCTGTATATCCACGGTCAGCGCCTTGACCGGGATGTTGTCTGCGCCGTCGGGGAAGGTTGCGATAGCGCCGCTTGCGGTGTCAGTGGGAAAAGCGGCGAGGGCGTAATCACCATAAACATCAGTATATTCTTTTGTAACTAAATCCTTTGGGTCTTGTATCTTACCCAAATATTTCATTTTGAAGCACTCCTTTCAGAGCAGAGTTATTAACTCCACTTCAAACAATTTAATCTTTATATATAAAACGCCATACTCATATTCCCTTGCGGCACAAACACTTTAACAGTAGTGTTTGCATTGTGTGTAAATTCGCCGTATTGAGGAATACTATAATCTTTACCATTAACTCTAACTTCGCCAGAGGAAAGTAATATACCATTATATATTTGAGTGGCGCTTAAACCTTTTTGCTCAAGCATATACTCCATTCCTCTTGCTATTTGAGTTGCGGCTTCTTTGTAAAAATTATTGTCCATCTCTTTCAACTTCAGGTATGCCAGCTAAACTTGTGAGTAAACTTAAAATAGCACTCACGGCGCTAACAGAAGCGACATAACCCCAATTTATTTCATTCAATGCCGCACCAACGGTGATAAGAGAAATCGCCGCTTGTGCAAAAGTTTTAATTGCTCTTATTCCTGCGGCTTTAATCCAATTTTTCCAATAGTTCATTGTTATACTCCTTATTAAAAAGATTTTCCTCTTGCTTCTTCTTCTTGGATATTTACATTAACATTGGCTTTGCCAAAGTGTTCTACATCGTATTCGCCGTTGTCGGTGATAGTGATAGTATCGTGAGGGTGAACTATCTCAACTTCGGCTTTTATGTTTAAGTTTTTTGTGAAAAACATGGTGACGCTCCTTTAATTTAGGCAAGTGCCGTGATAGTGGCGTTAACTATAAAGGTATATGTGTGTCCTGCTGTTATTGGGCCTTGCTCCAATGGGATATTATCAGATTGGTAATTGTTGTAATAGTTGCTTGCGGTATAAGTCTTTGAAAACTTTTCAACATTCGCTGTAGTATCATACATAGTAATTGTAACAGTAACACTATTAGACCATGTTCCGCTTTCTGGACTATTATAGGCCGCACTCCCTCCCAATGGTAGTTCAGAAGTAAATTTACCTCGCCTTCTTCTCAAATCCACATAATTAGTGCCATCAGTAGTTGCAACAAAAGAAAAAGCTTGTGTTATAGTGGTATCTTGTGTATTTCCTCCTGAAGAAACATATATATAAGCATTATTAACAGTTTGTTGGTCAATATTAAAATAACCCAACGATGATATACCATCCAACCAAAATACAAAGCCTTCTCGTACAGGGAAAACTGCGTTTTGTAAACTAATTGCAAACAAAGAATTGGTTGGTGACATGTATTCTAAAAGAATGGTTGATGTTACACTTTCAAAATTCTCTGCACTTGCAATAATAACAAGCGTTTTACCGTCCATCTGTTCCGTAATAGTCAAGGGTGAAGTCACTGTGTTTCCGTCAACGGTAGCCGCAATAGTTACCTCAAAATCACCATTACTCGAATTATTTTCCCAAGATATTTCATTTACACCACCTGTTATAACGGGAGCAAATAGCATAGGTTGGTCGCCACCCGTAGGTATAGCCTCAATAGCACTGACAAATTCGCTCGGATAAGTTAAAGGCTCAGTTGTTCCACCTTTTTCTCTGATAGCGTTTGCAATAGAAGTCAACTCAGAACCAGTAGTAATATAATTCATTAGAACTCCTTTCCGCTTGCAGGGGGCACATCTCCACCCTCTGACCAAGAATATAAATACTCACCGTCAAAAGATAATATTGTATAGGGTTGGTCAACAACATATACCATGCTCCCCAACCCCAAATCAGAAGCAGATAAATTTATAAAACTATAAGTATTGTCGCCATTGTCTTGAATATCAGTAGATAAACAATATACTATCTTTCTCGGTTGCCCTTTTTCTAAAATTTGTTCTATAACCATAAGTCACGACCAATCATATAAAATACCAGAGGTATTATCAAACAACAACTTTTTATCACTATCGACCACATAAACTTCACTACCGAAGCCTATGGCGTTGTTATCAAGATTGACAAAACCGTAAGTACCGTCACCATTGTCAACCAACTCATTTAATTTACAATATACTTTTCTACGAGGTGAACCCAATTCAAAAGGTGTCTCTATAACCATGTGTCACACTCCTTGTACTATATAATATTGACTTGTGGAGGTGTTTATTTTTGCAAAACTTTCTTCGCCGTTAATTCCAGCGATATGTCCCCCATCAAGCATAATCGCCAATTCAAACCCAAGTTTTTTAGCGAACTCATTTACACTCATAGCGGTCATATTTGTACAATAAACAAGATAAAAATATCCATTCTTATAGCCTATCATACTATGATTTGTTTTTCTAAGCACATCTGAGAAGTCTTGTGTTTTCCCATTGGCAGTTAATCGACAAAACCCTTGCTTCGTAGGATTATAATAATCTATCAAACCAAATCCACCAATCGCCCAATCAATATTTCCCGGCAATTCTTTGGCATTAACAACTTCTTTAACTCCAACCTTACCATCCTTAGTTTTATACAACACGGCTTCGGGCTTGTTATATAAATACGCATGACAAGACCACTCTTGTACTACTTGACCATTTGCGATAAGAATACTACAAGGTTGTCCCCCACCATAGAAAGAGCCATTGATAGTATTAGTAAAATTCTTCAATTCTCTTCCTTTTCCTGCAAACGGCAATAAATCTTTGGCAATAATCACAGGGTTGCTATATATCTTCAATGTCAACGGAAAGCAATCAGCACCCAAACGACAAGCAATATCGCTCATCGTTTGAGTACCAATCATACCATCAGACACAGCACCAATAGCCCTTTGTATTGCCTTTATCATCTTAGTTTCACTATTGTTTGCGCCTTTAACAGTATTCATTATTCTCCACCTAATAAAGCGTTCCAAGTAGCTTTACCCGCAACGCCATCAACCACTAATCCATTATCTCTTTGGAACAACTTAATGGCGGTGACTGTCTTACTTCCACAATCGCCATCAGCGCCATATTTGCCTAAGTCATAGCCTAAAGATATAAGTAATCTTTGTAACGCCTTAACTTGTTGTCCCTTAGACCCTTGTTTAATTGTGCTTAATACAACAATCACCTTTCCATCTCCTTTTTGTTTCATAAGGCTTGGGCGTATGAACGCCATAGCCGTA